TCAACGAAGATGGAACTGCAAACCTGGGTGAGTTCATCAACTTCTATGCAAAGCACGGGTACAAGCCAGTTTTCAATGAAAAAGAAGCAGATGTAGCCCTGTTCGCTCTGAAAGTGGGACAAGGCTACGAGATTACTCACGCAGCCAAGAGAAACCAGGACTATCCTGATAGGAGCATCTGGCTTTCGAAAATGGGGCAGGGAGGAATCATCGAACACAGAGGTCTTTCGGTGTTCAAAGACTCCCCTTATGGTAGCCCTATCGCTCTTTTCGCTAGGGAATAGGTTATACGACAAAGAGGGGTGGAATTACACATGTCCGTAGAAGGATTGGTAAATGAGATGATTGATACGCTAAACGCCGCTGTTGTCGATGCAGCAAAGCACGACAAGGGCAACTCCGCTGCTGGAACCCGTGTTAGGAAGGCCATGCAGCAGATCAAGAAAGCAGCACAAGATGTGCGCTTGAAGGTCCAGGCGGATAAGAACTCTAGGTGAATAGGAGATGTATTCAACCCGTTGTCGTTGTCCAGACGACAGCGGTTGGAATCCAGTCACGCTTAAGTGTGAGATTTGTAATGAGGACATACCTCTAGATTTCGCACTGCAAGAGATTGATTTCAAGAATCGCGGAGGAAGATAGCATGAGTGAGAAGAAGTTTACAACTAACATCAGAAAGAAGATATCTCGTGCGGCCAAAGACAAATGGGGAGGTACTTGCCGTTGCGGAGGCCTCCCTCGATACGAACTCAAAAGATGTTTCAGACCAGGCGGTGCCGCCTGCAAAAGAAGAGCCTCAAGACTTTGAGGAATGGGTATGGCAGACCCATGTCCAAAATGTGGATCTCGTAGGCCTAGGTCTAACAGTCTGAAAACAGCCGGTGGGAATCCTACCAGGCTCGATAGGTTGTGTGGCGTTTGCTACTTGAGAGAGAAAGCCAGGAGAAGGAAGGAGAACGGAAGGTAGATGGAAGAAACTACCGTAATAGGAACTTGTGAGTCCTGTCTCGACTTCTGCCGAATAGAAATGGACACAAGGAATGGGCCGTTTTGCACTATATGTGGGCATTTTCAAGTGTTTGATTGGGAATGATGGATAATCAACGCCGCACCAAGTATCAACTCTGAGAAGTTCTCTCGAGCTTCCTCTGGAGTCTGCTTTCTAAAGAAAGCCTGCATATATTCGAACAGTTCATCCTCTCTGATCCTATCTAGCTCATCCACTATGTCAAACCCCCCAAGTCTATATTGTCATCTAATGACATGATTAACCCACGCAAGGTGTCTTCTGCCTTGTCGTAGTTCTTATCCATGATGTGCTGGACTGCTATACCACACAATCCAATGATGGCTCGGTCCCGCACTTCTGAGGATGAGAGTCCTCGATGCGGCAGGGGTTGGACTCTAGCGGGGTTCGTAATCACCCAATGGAATCTCTCTTTCACTTCTCTAACCATCTTATCTACTCCCAAACATCCATTACCATTCCACACCCTGTATTCGAGGGTTTATTAAAGCACAAATAACGGATCTTCCTTCGGCCATTACTATCTCTTTCAAGGACTTCAAAGGGAGTAGTCGCAGCCCCGCAATCAAGGCATGGTAGGCTATACTTGGGGGGTTTCTTCTTTACGATATTCATAGCCATGCACTTCGGTGGAATATGCCGCTACAAGTAGGGCATAATACCTTTTTCCTGTTGTAGTGGTCTATGAATACACAAAACGCACCATCCAGGCTAGTAAGGGGCTCGTTAGCTTCAGCCTTACAACCACAGGAACATTGACACTGCATATCAATCACAATTCACACAACGAAAACGCCTGTCATGGACACCCATTCTATTGTAGGGAAGTCTATTCCCACACCACCTACAAGCCCGATTATCACGCATTAGATCCACTCAAACAACTTAGCAATAACAATCACTGACAAAACGACATTCAAGCCAGCACCTACCGTTCTCCAGAAGGCCAACTCGGCAAAATGCTTCTCACTCCATCTCTCCAGGTCATCACTCATAACACGCTCACGGGCAACAGTCGTTTGAATACTTACACTATCTTATCGTCCATTCTCAATGTCATAATCCAACCCCCTATACCTACCACGACAAACAAAACGCCTGCCATTAGGGCAGCAAAGGCCATCAAACCCATAATTGCCATCAACAGTACAAACAGTATGAAAAGAAGCTCCATGATGAATTCCAACATCGCCATCGAGTATTGGCTGATAGAATAGTCAAATAAGCGTTATTGATGAATATAGGTAATATGGTTAGATGGTTAAGGTATTACCATACAACCATGAACCATAGTTGCATTAAGTGAAACACAATGCAACAATAACTGATATTGTTGAATAGAAAGAAATGTAAGTAAGTATAGAAATTACCCAATTTTGATGCTAAACCCCCCTATTGTAAGTGATAAACCACATGGTTCAGAAACTTACGAATAGAATAGTCCGAGGGTTAGTCGTGCATGAACCTATGGTGGATAATTCACCACATAGGTTAAACGACAATTTCGCCTGCCATGGTTCAACCATGTCAAGTATTCACCGATCACTATGGTTCAACAACTCAGAACCTTGGTGTGAAATCCACACTTGCGAGAAAATAGCAAAAGTTGGTCTCCACCCCCCCCTTTTCGATGCAAAAGTACCAAAATATGCAAATAGCAATTTGAGGTGAATGAATGAGTGACAAAAAAGAGGAAAAATGCCCTAATTGTGGCAAGGAAATAACAGATTTGCGTATTAGGACAGAAGAATGCTGTAGATGGGTAGTAATGAGGTGAAAAGATGAGTGAGTATCTTAGAGGAAAGCGAGACGGTCTGAAAATAGCACATTCCATGATCATTAGGAGAAGTGTCGATACCAAATCAGTTCAATGGATAGTAAGAGAGCTTGAACTGATTGAAAAAGAACTAGAGGGAGCAAAATGAAGAGGATGAAGGCAGTAATTTACACCCGTATTTCCACCGAATACCAGGAGGATGGACACTCTCCTGAGGAGCAACTCAGAAGATGCCAGCAGTACGCAGAAATGGAAGGTCACGAAGTCGTAGGGCACTATCACGACACTGGTTCTGGAAGTGGATTTGAACACAGGCCTGGTTATCTGGAAATGATGGAAAAAGCAGGTAAAGAATGGCGTATTGTGGTTATTTACAAACTAGACAGAATCCACAGAAACCTACGGAACATGGTATTATGGTTGGATGACCTTAGAAGCATCGAATGTGATTTCATATCTACAGAAGAAAGAGTAGATACATCTTCAGCTCAGGGCAGATTCTTCATACAGGTCATGGGTGCATTCGCAGAAATGGAAAGGGAACAGATCTCATCTAGGGTGAAAATGGGTCTCGAAGGAGCCAGGAGAAGCGGTCGTTGGATAGGAGTCCCACCCTACGGCTACAAGATGGATGAAACCTACACCGAGTCAGGTCATAGAAAGAATCCAGGTGCTCTAGTTCCAGTGGAAAAGGAAGCAAAAATAGTGAAAAGCATACTCGAAATGCACACAAAGGGGCACAAAATATCAGAAATAATTACTAATCTTGTAATGGATCAGAGCTTTACAAGAAGCGGGACCCTTGTATGGAACAGAAGCACAGTGAAGTCAGTAATAAACAGGGCTCAATTGTACTTAGCGGGAGCGACTGGATTCAACGAGGAATTGGAGGAAGACAATTTTCTATTCGGCAAGGCTCTACAACAAGCACCAATCTATGGTCCTGATGACACAGACTTCGCAGAAGTGGCAAGCGCCTTTCTGGAAGTCTCTGTCGATGACGAATCCAGTCCCGATTTCCAATGGGTCAAACTGACGCATACGAACCAATTAAACGACAATTCACTCGTCCGTAGGACTATCCAACACGACGAGGAGGAATGAAAATGAGTAAGAAAAACAAGAGCAAGAAAGAAACCGCACCAGAAACCGAAACAGAAGTCGTTGAGGAATTAGAGGAAAACTCGATTTCCATAACGCTAGGGGAATTGAATGCACTGGGTTCAGCACTACAGGCAAACGCACTATCGATTCACAAACTTTCTCCACAGGAGCAAAGGACACAACTTCTGAATGAGACCTGGGAGTTCACACAACTCCAAGTGAAGCAGATCGCTAGAAACTCAAAGAGGCAAATCAATGACTTGATTATCGAGTTCCTAAAGAACTTCCCTGAAGCTTGTGAACCTCTGAAAGGACAGATTTCACAGGTGTCTCCTGAACTCGGTCAAATCATCCCAAATGAAGAAGAGGAGTGATTTCGGGAAGTGGGGATATGTGGAAGGAAATCCCCAACGAAAGTAATGTGAAGCCCGAGAAGAAAGAACCAGTCGCAACAGCGTTCTTCGTATTCAACGCTTCTCCAGGAGCCGGTGACGCAGTTATGGGAATCAATGAGTACACTAGGCACATACTCGAGGAAACTCTACAACTTCTCGCATCTGGAATGGCATGGGAGTTCACGCCTATTGGAATTATGGAACAGCAAGACCAGGCCTTTGGCCCATTTGAAACAAAAAAAGAAGCCTCTTACATGATCCCCTCGGTACTGGATGAAGAAGGTAAGGATTGGAAAGGACAATCCTGGACATACGGACAATTACCGATGATATGGGACGAGTTCATCGAGCCAAACTATCAAGTTCCCCGGTATTTTTGGTGCAGAAAATGCGGTGGTACTCAGACTTTCAAGGGCAGTTGCAGTACCTGTAAATCGAACGGAGAGCAATTTGTGCCTACAATCGAAATCAAAGATTGGAATAGAGAAATATGAGGAATTGAAATGTCAGAGAAACCAAAGGGAAAGAACTCGTCAAGAGCGAGGAACGCACACTCCAGAGAATTGCCCCAAACCGACACTTCTGCACCATTAGTGAATCTGGAGGATGAGATGGCCTTCCAGCAAGCAACCCAGGCAGTAGCAAACCGATATGAGGAACAAATACGGAAGCTCAGAGAGTCTCATGCCAAGGAGATGCAATCACTGCTGATGGGAAGTGAATCATTCATCAAACCCTCTTTCATGTCAAGGTTGCTTGGTCGCTACAAGGACATATTCATTGTATTCAATCATAACATACCTGTGTGGTGCCCAAAGAAAACCTGCCCAACCAGGAGAGAAGGGATAAACTGGGGTATCGAAGCAGTGACTACCAATTTAGACACGGCCTTGAACAGCATATCAGAATACTTCGAGCGTAATTCGGACAATGACTGGGCCCATGCCAAACTCCTACACCTACAAGTGGATCGCAGAAGGGGAAGTGGAGCAGTAGTGGATGAACTGTCCTGGACATGGCCTCTCTGGAGAAACTCAGACCATTTCGATGATAAGAGGAAAATAACGGCAAAGATGGCTGATAAACTGGTAAAGCAGAATTAAGCCAATTTAGAAGCACCAATTGCAGTAAATGCAAGGAAAGAAGCTCCAGCAAGCATCTTTGCATTTCTCATACGATCTCCTTTCTTTCCCTTTACTATTGTCAATGCTACAACTGACAACATAACTGCAGCACCAACACCAACCATGGAGGGTGTGATTGCCCCTCCTAATCGAGTACCAGCAAGTTGTGGCGAGGGTGGCTGAGGAACGGCCTGGTACTTCCTTTCGAATGCTACTGGACCAGTACCTACATCAAACGGATTCACACCTTCACCTCAGACAACAATTTTACCAGGCATCAATCCCAATGCACCGACCAAAACTGCACCCGTACCCAAAACAACCGGCAAGGAGCGCAGAGGGGGGCGAACTCCCATCTTTCGGGCAGTCTTTTTCAAGCTTCTAATTTCTCCTAGGTTGTAGAGGCCGTAGAATAAAGCAGCGACCAACAACGCATCGTAATGCTTGTCTTCACCGTACTCTTTGCCTATGAATCTCTCTTCGACTAATGTATCAGTCGCTATGTCTTTCACTCTTCTATGCACTGTCAGACCCAATTCTCTTCCAGAACAGTGCCTCTTTGCCTGGCGTATTGCAGCCTGGGTTTCGTATCGCACTGGCGAAGGCATGGCTCTCCGAGAGGGTTAGCGAAAATAAATACGACCCGTCACACCGTTACGCTACAGACGACCATAAACACCCACTGCGAGGGCTATGAATGTAAAGAAACCAAAGACAGCAACCATCAAATCGTTAGGATTCAATGTCTGGGCTGCAGTAGCGAGTAGGAATGTAGCCACAAGAATACAAGCGATCAATTGAACCACGATAACATGCTTCATAACCTCGGGCTTAGGGTTGAACCAATCCTCCATCATCGACTGTACGGAGATCTGAGTCTGTGGGTCTTGGGCAGTCAATAGTGACTTCATCGCTTCTTCTATGTCTTGAGATGTCTGATTCATTGTTTCACCTTATTGGGGGGGAGTCATTGGTGGATAGCCAGGTTGCATTGGAGTGGCTGGAAGTCGTGGAATTATTCCTCCCGACCCTACATGTAAGCCCAAGTTTGCCAGTCTAGCAAGAGCACCAGGGCCGTCATTGCTGTCGCCTCCCATTGCCTCACCTAGCAATCCTTCAATTCCAAGTTGCGAAGCAGCAAGTCCAGCCGCCTGCTTGTGAGTTGAGATGACTTGCTGACCTGGTGCGACAACAGTTGTATGCAAATGCTGTGCAAGTCCAGATAGTTCTGCTTGTACCGATGCAGAGGAGATGTTCTTGAGGCGGATTCCCTCTTCGGAAACCTGCTCTATCTTTGGCTTGAGGAACATGCCAGAGCCATCTTCGGCCTCCATCAGCATAATCATGTAGCTCTCGAAGAACTCCTTGAGCCTGTGATCTATGACTGTGGAAATTAACTGAGCGAGAATCAACATCCCTTGCTGTTCGGACAAGAATGTGGCTACGGGATTGGAATTGCTCAATAAATCAGCATCAATATCAACCTCGGTTGGCTGTTGGTAGTACCCAAGAGCCATCCAGAGTTGATCCGGTGTCAGATAGGGGTTTGCTCCTGGTTGCTGAGGGAATCCTCCGTGTGCGGGAGGCGCGTGTGCGGGTGCGGGTGCAGGTGCAGGTGCAGTCGTGAATGCCTGCGCTGGCGCTTGCGCAGGGGCGGCGGTTTGAAGGTAACTTGAATATCCCGTCATGTCTATCGTGTCTCCGAAGGGGTAGAGTCGGATAACGCTACCGCATTCTCAGCAAGTCGCATTACTCTCAAATCTAGGGTTATAGTGGTTAAATCAACCTCTCCAGTGATGTTGTTCTTGTATTGGTTTATTTGAACTCCCTTGCCCTCATGCTCTAGGCATTTTTGGAAGAAAGGCTCAAGCTCTTGCACTAAACTAGGGGTGGGCTTCTCTGTAGTGTCTATTTGCTTGGGAACCATCTTGATTCGCTTTTTCTTCCACAGGAGGGAACTCCTCTCATTCATGTCCTCCTCTTCTTCCTGTTGCTTCCATTGGCTGAAAAGCCAATACAACTGCAGTAATTCCGGACAGTAGGATGACCTTAGTGGTGAGCCGTAATCAACTCCCATCAAAGCAACGAAGGATTTTGGCTTACCTGCAGTATCGGAGAAGAACTCTGTGTAGAGTGTCCTCCCATCCTCAACAGGTGTTAGGGTATCTGGATCTAATAGTGGCTTATTGAATGCGTCTGCACCGAGACCAGTCAGTTGAACACCCGTGACGCAACATTGCCCATACTCATTGTATTTTGGAAAACCAGGTAGCTTCCACTTCCTTGCAGGCATCAAAACCGACTTTGCATTTTTGATATTCTTCTTTCGGCGTAGCACAGGGTCAGGGTCATTATCAAACTCAAAATTGACCTGGGGATAGTAGACTGATGTAGTCGCCATGCTATCTGCCAGCCGTCCTTGTCGGTTAAGCGTGGCGGATTAGGGCTTGGCCTGCAGTAAATCCCAGATGACTCTTTCAACATTCCAATTCCGGAGCGCAGAACAGGCTCTTTTGAGTGTCGGAATCATCAGATAACGCTGCAGACGCATCAAATCCTCCCTGAATGGGTCGAATATAGGGTGCTCTCCAATTCTGCTCGACTCAAATTGACCTCTCCACTGATCATCAACCCACAAATCGGCTTTATTGGCAATCATCCCTATCACTGCAGGTTTGTAGCCTCTGGCAGCCTTTCTCAGTTTCCTATCCTTGAACGGGTACTTACCAGAGATAAGGACATCAACGAACTTCTTGAATGCTTCTTGCTGTTTTTTGTTGTTCGGATCTTGCAGATGCCTATGGTCTATCAGCCAGACTACGATTTGCACCTTTCGTGTCACCATGTCTTCTAACCACAGGTCAAAGTATTCTTCATGCCCTCCAATGTCTGCGGTAGATAATGTTCGAGAAGTGAATGCCAACTCATTGGCCGTGAGCTTCACTCGTTTTGTGGATGGCTTGGGCAAGACATACCTGCCTCTTTTTTGATTGTAGGCGTGATAGGTGCTTGTCTCCGTCTCATCGTGTTCAACAACTTCTAACTCGCCCGTCGTGGAGATTTGTCTGTTGAGGGTCGTTTTACCTGTGCCCCAGAATCCATAGATGCCTACCCTGTGTTTTCTCCAGGATGCCCAGAGGTGCTTGAGGTAAAGTATGGTGCCGTAAGCAACCTGTCCAGGTATCAGACCATCAGCCACGCCATTCACCATTCGGTGATAGCATCTGAACCCTCTTCTTCGATGTCCCAGTCATCATCGTCTTCGTCCTCTTCGTCGTCGTCTTCGTCCTCTTCGTCGTCCTCATCGCCGAAGTCCACAGACACTAGTCTGAGTTGAGGGGGTTCGTCCTCGTCTTCATCTTCAATACTCCAATCAAAATCGTCGTCAGATTCCTGTTCGGGTTCCGGTTCCGGTTCTGGTTCGGGTTCCGGTTCTGGTTCGGGTTCCGGTTCTGGTTCGGGTTCCGGTTCGGGTTCCGGCTGTGATTGCATAGCACCGCGTATTCTCGGTGGTGGGGGTGGAAGCTCACTTGGTTCGGGTTGCCTTAGATCGTTTGACGGTTCGACTGAACTCACAGAAACATCATCAGCCTCGCTTGAGATAAGGTCTGGCAACAGTTCCTCTACGGTGAAGGATGTTGTCGGAAAACCCTCTTCATCAGCAGACAGCCAAATCTCATTGCTTGCTAAACCATTGCCTTCGTAGGCATTTTGCATAACTACTGTAAATGCATGCCAGAATGCGTATTCCTCATCTGTTCTCCTTTTGTGAGAGACGCTTACTGCAATAGCCCAGTTGTGATCCCAACCAACATCGTCAGCCCACTCTCTTTCGTCGGTTGTCAGAAAGTCTCTGAAATCGACTATTTGGACTAGCATTGAGCCCCTGCCACTTTTGACAGGTCCCTGGAACATCCACTCTGCTTGTGTGGTTGGCTTAGTCACCATGTTGCTATACTTGCATATCATCGAGGCTATCGTCTTCTGGGGCTTGCGGTCAAATGGGAGGAAAGCCGTCATCGTCATTGAAGGGCGCTGGGGTTTCTGTCGTTTGAAGGTATCACAGATTGAGAAGCCACTCAATCAAAGACACATCGAAGAAATACTCAATAGTGGAAGTTCCGAAAATAGAACCCACTACCCCTGTTGATACATACAACCATAGTTTGAGTGTGTAGATGCGCAAATCCCACAATGACCTGAATGCATAGGCATCAGCCATGTGAGACATACGCAAGTCATTGTCATCGGGAAACAGACGACTGTCAAGGACTCCCAAAACCTCACCTCAATTCATTACGAATATCAGGTGACAAACTCACAACAGGCTGATCTCTGCTTTCATCTTCTACATCAAGCATCTTTGCCTTTTGAGCCTCCATCAGTCTAGCCATTTCCCTTTGCTTCTGCTCCATCTCAAGAGAGAGGGAGAACTTCTGAAGCTCCGCATTCATCCTCTTGGTGTTCCTTCGAGTTTGAGTCATCAGATTTTGAATGTAGGACTGGTCTTCCAATCTCTCCTGGAAGAACACCTTGTACAGCATGAACGCAATCATTTGCACAAATGTTGCAGCCATCATCCAATATCCACCTAGCTTAGGCCAAGAACCCTCATCAGGGAACCAGATTCCCTGTGCGTGTATGGCAACTGCTGATCCAATGAGGAATGAGTTCACCAGGAGAAGAGTGAAAATCCTCAGCGTAAGTTGGTCTCCTTCGTCTAGTATCTTCGACATATTACCATGCGCTGGGAAGGGTCTTAGCCGTTTGAAGGCATTGGCTAACTCAATTTTAGGTTATGCCGTGCGCTTCTGCCTATTCCATGTGTGAAATACGCGACCGCCGCACCCGCACCAACTGCCAATAACGCAGCCAAAATCTCATCGGATGAACCAGATGAAATGCCGGTAGATAAGAAATCAAAGAAATCTTTGCCAGACGCAGTAGCCAGCCCACCCGTCACTAGGTAACTGAGTCCAACAGCACCGGCACCATACAAGGCTGCTCGCCTAGCGCCATCTTTGCCATCCTTGATTGACCCAGGCTTACCAGTAGGTTTCGTGTTCATGGCTCCAACCACTGCCCCAGCCAATCCAGCCAACAATATCGGACTCGTCAGACCCGAGGCTACAGTGAATCCCATCTTTGAGACTGAACCTAGTGGTTGCAGTGTTGGATCTGTGACCCCCCTTTGCATGGCATTGACTCTTCTCATTCGAGAGGCATGGGATTCTCCCTTGAGCTGATTGCCTAGTAAGTGGTAGTTGGTCTCATTGACGGCTGATACGGGTTGCATTACAAAGACCACCCGTTGATTCCATCTCTGCCAATCGGAGTATCGACAATGACACGGTAAAATGGAGCGACACCCGCTTTGAGCGAGCGTCGAAGAAACTTGACTACTCTCCCATCAATTTCTTCTTTCGTCATTCCATTCTCTGCACGAAGGCTGATGATGGCTGGATCGTCAATTGAAATCTGAGGAAGTTGTTGAACAGAATCTATACCGGAAAGTCCTCTTTCACCTTCCATGTTTTCTGGCACGAGGTAATAGGTAGGCATCATGGAATGCTGTCCGAGTCGTGCGCTCATGGTAGGCCGAGCAGGGCTTCGGGTTTAGGGTTTGCTCATTCCTTGTTCTTTAGGGCTGCTACTAACTCTAGTAGTTGCGCCCATGTCTGATCTACGACATTAGGGGCACACTCAGTCTGTATGACACCAGGGTTTCCGTCAGCATCCGAGAAGGTATGACTTAGCTTTATTGGGGGGGCTCTCATAGAAACTCTCAGGTATCATTGTCGTATAAACTCGCCCCTACTACCACCATTTCTTCTTTTTCGATTTCTTCTTTGTTCGTGAGTGTTTCTTCAAGGGATTTTCGTCTTGAGTGGCTTCACCGACTGCCTCCTTGTTTGTCCAGGTGTAGAACTTTTGCATGATTTCAGTCCTTTCTAGTGGACGAACACCGTAGCCCATAGCATCCCATCCATCATCGAGGCAGGGGAAGTTCTGTATTCGGAAGATTGCAGATAGTCGCAGACAGTTCTCAGCGTGTTCTTTGGCTCTCGCCATGCTCTCGTCATCACTAGCAGAGTTTATCGCTTCCTGTGCTGCTTTGAAATCGTACTCCGGAGGAAGCTTCAGATTGACTTTGGGCCTGTTGGTGACGACATCTACGCCTTCGTAAAAATGCCCACTGCCACAAGAAGGGCACGAAATCATCATGTTATGCACCATACCTCGCATAGACTTGTTGGGCACAGTCAGGAAATTGTATTCCAGGTCGGCTTCACAGAATGGGCATGGTGGTGGCTGTGTCGGAGAGTCTGGACGCAAGTCTTTCAGAAGCCGAGGCCAAACCTCGTTCTCGATAATCTCCTTACAGATCGGACAATGCGCATCCCAATCATCCACATTCAGACGGGTATCGCTCATACTGTCTCGCCTCTCATCCAATTACTGAACATTTCACGCTCTATTCTAGCAATGGTGAAAACAGTCCCGCACACCATGAAAACATCAGTTCCCTCGTCGTGCTCAGTCCATGCGGAAATATATTTCCGCGTGAACTCAGTCATTCCACTCGTTGTCCTAAACTTCAACTCTTTTCACCTCCTCTGGTTCCTCTTACGATGTTCATGGCTCTGCAGTAATCTATCAACTTATCATTACGCCACTTGAGACTGCCTCTTGCCCAACTTGTAGGGGCATTATTGGGGATGAGTTGTGAATGAGTGTCGTTGTGACTGCTACCTTTGTCACATCTCACAAGAAGCGTGGGTTCCCAAGCCATCGCAGATCCAGACATCTTTAGCCTGTGACCGAAGTCTATGTCCTCCATCCCATAGACTCCATCGAAAGCCTCGTCGAAGCCATTGATTTTCTCCCAGGCCTTCTTGGTGAATGCGGTATGCAAACCCCACCAAGACATCCAGATAGTAAAGTCATCCGGACTCACAATCCCGCCTTCATTAGTGACTCTTCCATCAGTGACCTTCCATTCTCCGTCATCGCCACTCTCCAGATAAGAGCCTGCAGCAGCATCGAATCCAGCACGATACAGGTCATAGTGCCGTTGTAGTGTATCGGGCTCAAGGAAAGTCAAGTCATCAATACTCAAGATCCATTTGCCCTTTGCTACACTGACACAAGCATTTCTCGCACCCGCTGGACATGGACCAGGTTGATTCGGTATGTCTCTGACATACTGGTAGTTCAACCCCGATTCGTCTAGAAGTGCAAGTACGGCTTCTTCCCTTTCTTCCCAAAGCCTGTCTCCGTATATCAGTTCGAAATCAGACTTAGGAAAAGTCTGCTCATTTAGAGAATCCAACAGTCTCCCTAACCCTGGCATCTTTCTTGCTGTAATGCAAATAATACTAACTTTCATCTCTTCGCCTCCTTAAAATCCTAATCTGATATACTGAAATCAAACCCTCAATCATCAAGCAAAAACCAGCAAGGGACCAGAAAAGGTCGGGGTGGATGTTAGTTATGCCCAGGTAATTCATCATCGGGAGGACAACCAAGAGAAAACCACTGAATAGAATCCACTCGAAGCGCAGTAAGGCATCTCTGAGGTCATCAAAATCAACCATCCCATCATCATTGATGTCCAACAAGGACTTGCCATCCCTGTCTCTGTTCAAGAAATCCCTGAGATCGTTAATCATCTGCTGTTCTGCAGCCAGGTCTTCATCTAATTCATCCACCATCAGTCCCACTCCCAATCTCTCATTCCGTATGCATAGGAGAAGATAGCATCCATGGCTACTCCCAGATAGTACATTCCATACACAAGCGAAAACGAAAGCGCCACAAGCCCAAGAACGGCCTCAAACATCTTCATCCACCTCCATTTCATCTATGTCCTGTATCATTTTCATTCGGTCGAACTCTTCTGGGGTAGGGACAGGGGGCAACTCATCAGCCATTCCAGAAAGCTCGTTCATCTCAGAACCAGTAGACGATGCGAGGAGAACTTCTGACATGAAATCAATAGGCTCCCCTCTAATGCCTGCGAAAGCCCCAGTCGAGTTGCTCGAGTAGACTCCCCAAATGGAGCACACCTTCTCGTAGGCGCGGGCGTGGCGCGAGGCTACCTTGTCCCATGAGAGCCTGTCAGCCAGTTCAAGTACAGAATTGCTCATTCTTTCGTATCTACGGGGATCTCTGACTTTAGTCAGAACAGCATCCACTATTGCGTCTTTCAAGGACTCCACATCTCCCTGGGCGACCTTCCAACCATGCAAACCGCCTACTAAGTCCCTTAGTCTACCCTCGTCGCTGACTATTACTGGCTTACCTGCCGATAGGGTACGGAAAACCGCACCGGATGAACTCGAGATAGCACTCCCAGACAATAATTCACCCTCATACGGGAATGCCAGGTAATCAGTAGCATGACAGTGCAAATCCAAATCCTCCTCTGAAAGAAGCTCAGGAATGAAGTGAATCTGTTCTGACTGTGATGCAATCATGTGGCACTCATTGAGCAACTCAGGATGGGTTGGGTACTGGGGATGAGCCCCTCCGTAGGCTACAAGCTCGAAATATGGGGCTTCTTTCGCCGCGAGGACAGCCGCTTTCAAAAGCGTATGAACGCCTTTTCCACCACTCAGGAATCCGTATGTGAATATCATAGGCGCATTCTTGGCGACCTTGATTATTGACCTTGCCTCAGGATTAGGGGGAATTGTTAGAATGCCATGATCAATATGCGTCACTCCATTCATGCACTGACTGGCTATGATGGGAACTTTCGACCTATTGTGAAGAATGTGTAAATCGCAAACAGAATCGTACATCATAAACTCGGAAAGAGCCCGTTGGTTGGCTGGGAAATCAGGGGTGTGCCAGGTAATTGCTCGACCTCCAGATGCAGATGCCAACAGGGTTCGAAGCGCACCCGAAGACTCACCAATCATAGTCCATTCATGCTGAGCATGAATAATATCGGGATCAATCCGTTCAAGTATTTCCTCGGCTAGAACCCACCGAGGCGCAGTCCTTAGCCAGCATCGATAAACCTCAACGCCTTTACTGTCTACTTCTATTTCTTCGCTTACAGGGTGCTCTGGAGTAGGCTCCGCCAAGACGCTTACCCTGTACCCAGCATCTATTAGTGAATGCGCGAGCATCTTAGTGTAGGTTGCTATGCCACAATCAGTGTCATAGGTCGAAACAAAGCAGATGTGGGCAACAGTCTCGTTCGGTTTTCGAACTTTAATCCTGGGCTGTTTCAATGAATCAACTATTTTTTCCAAAGCAGGTTTAATCCAAGACTTGTAAACCACATCGTAAGACCAATCGTTCGCCCAATCACTGACGACTTGCTGCCTACTTCTCCAAAGAACCTGCCCTTCTTCTTCATCCTTCCACTCATCGTACAACAATCTGAGCCTCTGGGCAACGGAATCAACATCGACTTGTCCGTATTTGATTCCATTAGTAGTCCTATAATTTGAAACATCGATTATTAGATCCTCGCAGGCATTCAAGTTAGCCATAGGTCCAAACCTGGAATTGACAATTGGAGTTCCCAGAGATTGCGCTTCGATTTGGAAAATACCGAAACCCTCCTGGCTACTGCAATGTAGCAGAACATCCACTCCTTTCAGCAATCTTGCCATCTGAGTAGTGCTCAAACCTAGCAAAGATAGCGAATCCGGCACTGTGAGTACCATAGAATCAGGAATTCCTAACTGTTTGTAGATTGACGCATCTTGGCCTTGCAGGTGATCCGGTTTGCTTTTCAGGTACAACTTCACATTCTCCCTCTCCTCAACGGGCAAACCCTCGACGAACCTTCTGAATCCAGCGAGGTTGATTTCAGGCTCTTTCCTAACAGACATGTCTCCGAAGAAACCAACCACAAACGCATCATCGCCCCTTGCCAAAGGAACTCTTGACTTAGAGTGCAATTCAACCCAGCGAGACCGGATAGCGCGTGTAGACTGCCCTTCCACAGCCATTCTAAGCTCTGGGTCGTAGCCATGAGGAAGTAAAAGAGGAACTATGCCAGTGTGCTCTTGAATGACATCGGAACCATGTGATGACATAGCCGCCACATGCTTGAAAGAACTCAACTCCATTACTTCTCGAGGCATTAGTGCATCGCCATCTACTGGGCAGATGATGAGGGAGTTAGGCATGAACGAACCTAAACCGTTCCATTTCCAAATGTCTCCTAGGAAGATGCAAATTATATCATCAAGATCCCTCTCCGCGCAAAAATGTGAGATTTTCGATTTCAAATCATCACTGGTGAGCGTACCTGGATGTTCTGACACAGGATAGACGGAAATGCCTCTGTAATCCATTAATGGCCCTGAGTAATTCCAATCTGAAATGTGACATACATCGTAGCCATCCGCTACGAGACTTTCACCAAGTAGTCTGCACTGCGTTCCATATCCAGTAGGCATAAATGGTGGGTTCCCGATGAGAGCGAATCCAATCCTCATTATTTCTAGGATGCGCTATTGTCGTATAGGCATAACGACCTACATTGTCCAAACTTTGAAGCATATCCGACAGTGATAAAGCGGATATTCTACATCTACATGGGTGGTTTGACACTTAGGGCAACTAACAATAACCATCAAGCTCATGTTTGCATACTCCTGTAGGGTCCTCATCCTCAAATTGAAGAAGCATTAGAGCAATCGCCCCGGGGTTCAAGCCCTTTTTCTTCATCATTTCGCGTATTGAGTATGCTTCTTGTGCAGTAAAATCCCTGTCTGGACTACGGGCTAGGCAGCGTTCGATAAGCGGCAACCACTCTTCGCCCTCGCCCGTCATGTTCCAGTGGAAGTATAGGTGTCCTAAAATCGTTACTATTGAATACATCGTATTCGCATCACTTATACGGCAATTGCATCAGCCTCAATTCGGTGGTTGCGAATTGAGTCAGAAGAAAGTCATTGCAGTTGAGTTGAATACACATAAGAAGTTGCTTGAAATTGGTCGCAAAGGCGAAACCTTTGACCAGGTAATCAACCGCGTGATGGACTCAGAAAAAGGCCAGCAAAGAGAAATCATGCGACTAGAGCTAGAGATTGAACGCCTTAACGGGGTAAAGGAGGAGGCTTGATTTTGCCCAAGAAGTTCAAATCCCCTCTCGTTGAAAAAATAATCAAACTCTTCAAACACCTCGACACAGACGAACTTAAGTTCGGAGTTATTTCAGATCACTTAGGCGACGCTCCTTCTGCAATAGCGGGAGTTCTATCGAGCTACCCAGCAGTATTCGCAAAGGCTCAACAAGTCAGAACCTACAACTTCGACACTGGAAACTCGAATAAATCGACAATATGGAGACTAATTCCCGAGGGAGAAGTGGATGATGAGGAAATAATGGAACTCTATGGTTTTGGAATGGAGGCTATGTCACAACTTTCGGTTGATGGAGGCATGAGGTACAAGTGGATCAGTGCCAAGAGACTCGACAATGGGAAGTTCTCTCGAAGGGATGTCCACTACTTGATGCACCATTTCAACAAGGACAACCGACAGCCACTCAAAACCAAGTCACTATCTCAGTCGTCTCAATAGACGCAATTGTGCTTTAGTTAAGCCTATATCTGCATCTTTTGGAGGATTAGTCCTAACTTCCGTTGCCTCTATCAAAGCCCTGTAGCCCTGCCCCACAGTTTTGCGTGACATTTGGAAGTCCGTTGCTACTTGCTCCTGAGTTGTACGCTTTTCCTTACTATTGCCAAAGTTGCGTAGAGCCATGTACAATGCGCCAGAAGCGTGTATCGATGGTCTAAGACCAGGAATCTGTAAATCTGAATACTTTCTTGCCATCTCCTGGACAACTGCCGAGTGCGGATAACGGCCTAAGTGAGAATCTAGGACTTCTCTCGCAGAGGGAGTCACACTCAAGACGATCCTGTCCTTTCTGGCTCTTTTGATTACTCTCCTGGCCTTTTTGGTTTCAGTAGAGGTCGCATCAGAGATTTTCTCTATTGGTATGAAGTTGTAGTCATGTCTCGCACCGAAATAGGCTGAAGCTAATACAACTGCGTCCAGACCAGTTCCGCCTTTGTGGAATCCAGCGTCTAACATCTCATTGAATACTCGTAGGGTTTCTGCTTGGGCGTTGGCAGAAAGGGATAACTTGTCGCTCAAACCCTCTACTCTCTGAGTGACTTGCATCGACTTGTTCCACTCTGTTCCACCGAAAAGTCTGCGAAAAGCATCTTCACGACCCCGCTTAGCCCCCGTCTTTGCGAGACGAGCAGGTCCAACGAACTCCCCTGCCTCATTCTTGTCTGGTGAGGTCACAGTGGCGAGAATTGGAGCAACTGTTCCGCACAACCCGCACACAGCCTCGCCAGTTGCGTCGTCATGCACGATCATACCGCCCTCAAATACGCATCCGGCTGGTTTTCCTATTGGACAATAGGTGTCCTCGAACGCTCGAACTCCAAGTGAGACGGCATCACTCATGGTAATCGGATAAGGGTTGAGGTCATAAACTCCGATGGCGTATAGGGCAGTAATGTCCCTATATGGCATTAACTTACATCAAGAATAGTCAGCTCGAGCCACACCCAGGCATCAGATCGCTGACAAACGCCTACAGCAAGAATCGAAAACGCTGTTGATGGGCTACTTTATGTAGTCCGATGGCATATAGGACAGAATTAACGCTACTTATTACTAACTTATGGTAGGATGTATCAGCTCTGGCATGCCCAGGTGTCTGGGATCTCCACGAAGTAGGGGCCAAGAAAGCCTAGAAAAGGTGGATTTTGGGCTACTTTATGTAGTCCGATGGCTTATGTAGCAGTAATTACGCTATGTATGGCTAACTTATGTCCTCTATCTAGAGGGCCGATGGCCTATGTAGTGTAAGCGGGGGCTAACGCCCCTGGAACAAGCAAAAAATGCCATTTGCTCTCTATCTAGAGAGCCGATGGCCTATATGGTAGAAGAGGGAAAATATCCCTCAAAACTCAACATACAGTGGCTTTCGTCCCTCATCTAGAGGGCCGATGGCCTATGTACCAGAGGGCAATAGCCCTCAGCCGGTTGCCCTGAGGGGCTTCACGGAGCGCCCTGGACAGCGACGCGAGGCAAAGCGTCGAGTGGATCTAGGGAAGCAAGCTCCACCGGCAGAACACCTACGGGATTCGCAAAGCTTCGAGGACTAGCGTCCTCTTGCCCCCGTAGAAGGTAGTGCGACAAATGGGCTGGAAGCGAACCAGCCTAGTTCGGGTAGCACTTGGGATAGTTGTCCCGAGGTCCGAACGCCTGGAAACAGTAAGTCGTACATCCCCTCCCCTCATGGAGCAGAGGAAGGGACTATTCGCCAAATCACACACCAGCAGCGGTAAGGAGAGAAAGAACGGAAACAGCGAAGGGAAACCGGCCCTGCGTCTTGAGGACCACCATCAGGTGGCTTCGAGTCGATTACCAGGACATCCGGTGGACCACGATCTCTCGGTAGATATGCAACTCACTCTAAGGAGTGAACAGAAGGTGGGCTATGAACGACCCTAACGCCTCGGGCGAGGGTCGGGCAGTTGCGCGGATGCACACTTGGAAACCCATTAGGGCTGTGTGCATCCGAGGAAGTTCATCCACGGTGCTGACCAAATGTGTGTGATTAAGAGGGGCTTTAGCCCCACTTAACATAACTCAACATAAAAACGACAAAGCCTCTTACGGGGCTTTAACGGGTCATTAGCTTAGTCAGGTAGAGCGTCCGGCTCTTAACCGGAAGGCCGCAGGTTCGAACCCTGCATGACCCGCCACTTAACATGGAGTTATTTCAGTGATTTGATTTGATTCGATTTGATTTGATTCGATTTGATTTGATTCGATTTGATTTGATTCACATAACTCCAGTGGAAAGCACAAGACCACTGTCAAAGGTGGCCGTGACAGGAGCGCACGACCTCAGCTCCCAGCGAGCAAGCAGGCCCCGGCTACTGCGAACAATTTTGAGTTCAGCAGCGGGAGAACAAAGTCCTGACGCTCAGTGGAAAATAGGCTATTTGTTACTTGCCTTACCGCACTCCTACGGGAAAGCCAAGTGCTCGGTTGTGAAGTAACTACTCACCATACTTACCATGCACCCACACAACGCAAGGACTGTGTGACTCTCGCAATTGAGAGAGACTACGAGCAAGCGTTCGTAGTGTGTATGCATCGGGTCGAGAGACCCAACTAAACTACACCGAGGCCCGAGAGGGTAAACGGAGCGAGCGAAACCTCGTCAGGCCCGAGACAGGGCATTTTTTCGATTGAAGGTCCAGGATGGTAAAATGGTTAAATTATACCAAGCCACAACTCTTTACGAGTAAATGGTAACAATGCCTTCAATCATCAGGCCGAAAGGCCACTTTGAAGCGAGAAAGAGACTTCCATCCCTTCGGATGTTTGAAGTCTCGGTTATCGCTGGGATTGCGAGTGTAGCAACACTACAACTCAAGACAACCGATGGCTGAGAGGTCGCGGTTGAGTGACAGGAAGAGGAAAACAGAGAAGCGGAGTGGCGTAGTTGGAGAAATCCATGAAACGCGCGTGTCTCAGAGTTCCAATTGCGAATTATGCAAGGAAGCGTGTGCGCACACATTTCCAAAGCAGAAAACGATTGGATCTCAATGTTTGAATCGGAACGGCAGTCGAGAGGCTCGTAATTCATCCCTCTACTCAAGGGACAACTAACCATACTTATCAGCGAGAGATGCGGGGGTTTCATCGCCATAGTTATTTCTTCCCCGCACGGAGACCAGGGACTCGCTAGGGGTTGATTAGTCCCCTCGTCGTATAGCAAGTTCAGGCTTTACGACCCTCCCCTGGTTTCCAACATAATAATGACAACTTAACATACTTATCAGCGAGAGATGCGGGTTTTTTTTGTTTTTTCATGTATTTTCAAATTTTTCTCCCCGCTTTCGGTCCGTCATAGCCGTACGGAGACCAGGGACTCGCTTGGGGTTGGTCAGGCCCCGTCGTATAGCAAGTTCAGGCTTTACGACCCTCCCCTGGTTTCCAACATAATAATGACAACTTAACATGATTTTTTCAAAACGAAAATTATCCAGAAGGGAAATAAGGACCCTTTTTCGCCTCTTCTACCCGGAAGAGACGAAGGGTTTCTTTGACATGCTGCTTCTTGTTGAATCAGTATATTGGAACAAAGCCAACATTGGTAATCCACTAAACCTGGATGATTAATACAACAGTCTCGGACGACTAAAGTCCAACTGAACATGCAACACATTGCAGAGAGGTACCTCGAAGGAGGTGCCCTAAAGGAGACAGACATGACAGTGAAAGAGATGAAGGCAGACATCCGAGTCTTGAACGACTCAGGTGTACTAGCGGAACCTTTGCCCCTAACGGGCACTAAGGGACAGCTTAGATCCAACATCGACACAGCACTAATGTCATGGCACACTGAAGAAACGAAGAACAGAAGCAGCAAAGGGTTCGCGGATTGCGTACAGCATTTCGTAAACTTCGGAGCACATAGAGAACCAGGGACAGCAAACCTCTACGGAGTAAATGCAAAAATCACCATCGGACACAGTAAAGTGTGGTCGAAGGCGATTGGTCCAGTTATGGAGGCTATTGCCCGAGCAGAACCAGACTATGCTGATGACACAGGAAAGATAATCCGCAGTGTTAGCTTCTCGCACGCAGTTGTTCACGCAACGGATGCGAAGAAGGAAGGCACTACAACAGCGGGGATGTCAATGGCTGCAGCATTCGCTGGAATCGATATTTCCGGCGATCCAGGTATTTTGAACCGCATGGCAGACAACATGATTGACGAAGACACTGGGAAGACGCGAAACGACGACGGGCTGTTCACGGCTCAACTCGTAGACCGCCTAGTGGATGAGATCCAAGAAAGAGCACCCGAGGGATTCACCATCGGGGCTATCACCGAAGGTCTCACATTCGACAGTTTCATCCTGTATGACTTCACAGTGGCACCGAAGTCGGTTGATGACGCTAGACTCCCCCCATCGGGGATGTTCAAGCTGGAGTGGAACACCAAGAGAGTTCCAAGGGGAGAGGAGAGGAAATACCTCACCGCTAACCCTCCAGCCCAGGCGTTCTTGAACCAAACTTTCGGTTACTATCAGAAAAACACACACAGATGGTTCGCAGATGTTTGCGAGTTTAGGGCATGGGTCCTTTCCGGATTCAATCTCTTGCCTTTGGCAACACCGTTCGATACGGTAGCCAGGCAGGTGAACGGATTCAAGGGGAAGGAGACAAAGTTTGTTCCTTACTCGAAGCACGGACTACCCCGCAACAAGGGAACCGCCGCAATAATGCTGCTCGAGGAACTTGACTTCAACTATTGCAGAAAGCAGATTGCTGGCATTGTTGGACAAAGCCCCTTCGACCACAAAGTAGAGTGGAAGGCATTCATACCGGAGAGCCCAACAGATGTTGCGCGAAGCACTGAAAGGAGAAAAGCCAAGAAGCTTGAGCGAGAATGGTTCAAGGGCGGCAAGAAGGGAAGGAGGCCGAGAGGCCCATCAGCCCTAGTCACCCTGACTCCTGACAATGTTAGAGACCTAAAGAAACTGGAGATTATCAAAGTCTGGGTCGATCTATGCGCAATGCAGGGTGATTCTGCATCAATGATGAACATGATTGCCTCTGAGGAGAGGCAGGTCGAGGCTGGTTCGGGCATTATGCCGAACATAGTCAGGATGCTACAGTTCCAAAAGCAGGGCAGAACGCTCTCAGCGGACGAGACATCCTTCATCGAGAACCTGCAGACACTACGGGAACACTCCCTATCCAAGCCATGGGCATGGGTGTACGGAGTACGCGGTACATCATCTGGTGTGACGGACGATACTAACCTGCCAGCATGGGCAAAGACCAACTCAAAGAGTCGCAAGACGAAGGGGAATGGTAAGCTCAACTTCGCTGGTAAGTACGGACACAACCACGGTTGCCTACAACTGGAGATGACTACCTTCGCAGGTGAGCCATGCATTGGAATGTATGTTGAGGATCTAACGGCAGAGGCTATCTCGAACAGAGAGAAGTTCGGCCACCAGAGACATCGTTCACAGTGATTGGATGCAATATAGGAAGGGGACCGTAATCCCCATTGAACAGGAAGGCGCTGACGAGGCATGGGGGCCAATGACTCACGCCAACCTGTTACTGAACATGCACGATTTTAGAAATGCAATTTTGATGATGATACAGATGATCGCCGACCTTCCCTTAGTAGGGAAGAAAACCCGGGAAATTAAACCGGGCTCTATCGCAGAGAAAAGGTTGATACTCAGTAATCAGATTAAGAACGCTTGTAATGCATACCTACTGGGTATGCTCGACAAAGTTGATCAGGCAATATCACTCAGAGAAAAGGACAAAGATGCACAAGCAGCCAAGATTGAGAAGGAACTCCCATCAGCGGAGCAACTCAAATCGAAGGTTCGATGTGTAATCCGAGCATTCAGGAAGAGGGCAACCCCTCATCCTAGGATTGAATTGAATGATATTTACGGCTTAGCAAACGCCGTCACAGCCAGGTTAGCAAAAGCAAGGATAATCTGGGATGCCGACGCAAGGCCACTAAAGGCCGACGGAACCCCGGACTTGCGACACAAGCGAACTCACACGATGAATGTCAAGTTCATACACCCACATGTGAAAGTGGAACCCGAACCAGAACCGGAACCAGAACCCGAACAGGAATGGAACTGCAACTTCTCCATGGAAGCAATTAGATACTACTCAGTCGAATTGATTGGTAGGATTGAGATGGAGAGAATAGCAGCCGAGAAGGAGAGGGTAGCAGCCGAGAATCGGTTGAAGTTCTTGAGGGAGAGGACCATCCGCTGGAACCGCCAAGCAACCGAGACACTGGAGGCTCACAAGCAAGCAGTCCTGACAAGGGGCGCGTGCCACCTGAGATTCAGGAATTGGCAGCAGCAAGGCAAGAGGGTGTGCAACATGTGCAACGCTATCAAGAACAGCGACAAGGACCTCACAGTTGAGGAACTGAAAGCCTTGAGCAAGACGCACAACAATCACTTGACTAAGAAGAAGAAGAAGAAGCCAACGACTACGAGGATTCCAAAGGCTCCCGATATGAGCGAGCCTTTGCCCGTACCAATCGAAGCCGAGGCCTGGGGCGAAAAGCACCAGGTAATGATAGGCTATAGGCAATTGACCTCTAAGTGTGGAACACGGACGGCACTTGTGTCTACTCCTCTTTTGAGGAAGAAAGACTTCGAGATGAACAGGGCACATGACTCTGACGGCGAAGTTCGTTTGGCACTAAGCTACATCGTCGGAACTCCAGAACACAAGGAGAGACAGATGAAATTGGCTGAGGACGCATTGACCGCTTCACAGGCCCTACGCGATGCCGCCGCTAGAGTGGAGGCAGAAGGGAAGAAACTCGAGGAGACAGCACACATGGTACAGAGGAAGAGAAGATTTCCCTCTGAGCATGAGCGTCGAGCAATGAAGGTCTAAGCGATCTACTATCTTCATCAAACAATCAGATATACGCAAGTCACCTGGGGGGTGAGGCACAGCGCCAATGACTTCCCCTAGTGACCCAACTGAACATGGCAGACGAAACAGCAATAGCAAATGCCTGCGATGCAGGCGACGCTATTATGGACAAGATGGTAGACCTAGGTCTAATCGAGAGGACTGACATCTATGACAGTCGATTTTTGGAAGACGCGGATAGATACCACGAAGAATGTGAAGGGGAAAACGATTACGATGTTACCGGATATACGCCGAAAGGACGCGAATTATTTGAGTGCATATACAACGAGTTCGTTGCACCCTTCGATGAATGAACACTGAACATGACACTACATTTAGGAATCCTCGCAAGAGGACACCATGAGTGGAAAAGGACGGATGGAAAAGGACATGTGACGCACTGGATATATCCAGAAGCGACAAAGTTCTCAAATCCGGCCTCTAAGGAAAAGTTGGATTGGGAAAATGATGATTCTTACTATCAAGAGACGGGGAAAAGACTCTGGAAGATATTCAGAGAGGAACCCGAATTGTTGGAAGATGGCATCGTTATTCTTTACCAATGTGGAGTAAAGGGAGCAAACAACGGTGCAAGAGATGCGATTGAGAACGAAGGTCTCGAGCATTTCTGCGCCGTTTACAACGAAGATACAGGGGAGTACGAACTGCAAGCAAAAGGAACTGCTCCCTACAAGCACCCGACCAAGATAGGCACGCTTCGCCAGGAACTCCTAGCGAGGAGAATAGGGCCTTTCTCGGGATTGACGAAAACTTCACAAGCGGGATTCAACTAACACTGAACATGAGTTTGAAGAATGTAGTGAATGCTGAAACGGGAGAACCCATTGAGGCATACACGACTGATCTTCTCGGTGTGAAGGTAATCATACACACCGAAGAAGGAACAATCACGGATTGGATAGACGAGACCTATTGCCCAGTGTGCGAAGCACACTTCATCGGCCCAAGAGTTTTCATCGGCGGATGTCTGGCAAGGCACGACTTCTATCACAAGTTCCAAGATTCTTACAGGAACGCTGGGATTACTCAGTAGCACTGAACATGCCGGTTGTTGTACAAAGGTTTGGGGAAACCTGGAGAGGTGGTCCGGCATAGAGGTGACTCCTTTCTTATAACCACCTCTCCGAACCCCACTTAACATGTCTAATCGAATAGTTCCAATCGCACCTTTGTGCGTGAATACTACTACGCGATACTATGAGAAGGTCACAAAGATGATCTCACAAGGAAATGACAGGATAAGGAGAAAGGGACGAAGAATCGCAAACCAACAAGTGGAGCTTTGGTCGCAAGACCGAACATGCCCGTGGGATGAGAGCAGTTCCTTTCACTCGGACTTCATAGAAGATTGGTCCGAAGAATACCACGGAGAGGCGAGCCTAGATTATTGGCTCGACCTCATAGGATAAGGAAACAAACGCCGCCTTCTAGGATAACACCTGGGGGGCGGCCAATCTTTATGCCAACCCGAACTCATCATGGACAGAATAGAACTGCACTGCAAGCCTACGCTAGCAGACAGAATTAGACACGGATATGAGTGCATGCTACTTTGGTGTGCCTACAACATAGCGAGACTACCACGAGCAGATCCTCCTTACCCAAAGTGGATGGTGGACAAGAATGAGTAGTAATAGAATTGATTGGAAAGGTGTGTGCGATACTCGCACCAAGAGGCTGAACCTAGGCAGAGTAATCATCTCCGCGATAGCGGAGTACGATGAGGACTTCTACGAGTGGGTGACTAAGGATGCGGAATATCCTGGTGAAGAAACACCAGATAACGAAGATTACGATGACGAGGTGGACATAGCAGAGATGCATGCCATCATCGACCATCTGTCGTGGGTGGTAGGTGCTCCTAGGAAAGGGTCGCATCAAGCCATGCTTGACGAAATAATATCGAAGTTCTGCGGCACAACCTTCGCCAGCCCTCCTTGTATAGAGGGGGAATGACTTGCCTGACACTTGTTGTCCGGTATGCAAAAGATGCGGAGAATGCATCTGCACTGAACATGGATTTAGATTTAGCCAATGATGACTACTTCTTATGCTCTTGGAACGGGACAGAAATAACCCAAATCCATACTAAGGAGAGTCTTATTGAGGAATACAAAGAAACAGGATTGTTGGAAGATAAGGATTGGAACATAAAACCTGGAGATTACAATGTAATTGAATTGATGGACTATCTCATAGAGGATAAATGGCTTTTCGAGCCATTCGAAAACGACAACATGATGATAATGTATATCAAAACCAAACAATAACACTGAACATGGTAGGATTGAAGATCCGTAAAAGAAGCGTCGAGAACGCTCCTTACGAACAGGATTCAATAGTCACCCTGACGAGAACTCTGGGGCTGTTGAGCAAAGGAACAAGATGCCGAATCCTAAGATGCGGCACAAGGGAAGCAGAAATATCCCCTTTGGTGGGAAGATTCGCAGGTCAGAAAATCGACATCGGTGTCGAGTTTCTGGAATAATTACTGAACATGTTAATGCAAAGTACGGGTCGCCAGGAGCTTTACTCAACTTGGGAAAAGGCAATTGAAAGCGCCCAACTTGAGGGACACTCAGGATATTGTGGCGCAGCCGCTATAGCAATCAATCGAGTAATCTTCGAGGGACAAGGCACGATTGTCGGAGTCACCAACAAGAAATACTTCGAGTACGAAGGACCTCTATTCGACGGCCACATTGCCGTCCTGGACACCTTTGGGGAGTATTGGGATGAGAAGGGCAGTATGTCGGAGGAAGAGTTTATCCAATGGGGAATCGACAACGAATGCTACGATTCAAAGGAGGAATGCATCCTGATTCAATTGGATGAAAAAGAAGTCATAGAACTCCTTCCATCTTATACGACAGATGAAGAAATCAACGAAATGATGGGTGATTTGGACTTCCACTTGAGGACAGGCTGGGGCCCTCTACCAGATGGACACCCATTGAGAAGATGCAGATACTGAACATGTCAATTTTCAACATATTTGGAAAGAAGAAGAAGAGATTGAGCAGCACTTACGAGGAGGTCTGGGAAAAGGCCGATTCAGAGGAAGATGTTGCAGAAACCAATCCCGAATGGAAAGGCGCAAGCAAAAGGAGACAGGAAAAGTCGAAGGAAACCAGGAAGGAAGCACGAGTCAAGAAAGAGATGCTCAAGACTGAGCTTCAATCGAAGGCGGAAATCAGAAAGGCCGCTTTGGCTAAGGCCAAAGAAATACACGGTGACAAGGCTTTCGGGCTTAGAACTGTGCAAGGACTTGAGATGTCCGTCGAGGAGAGATTCGAAGTCTTCCACAGAACCGTTGATGATGTAGTTAGGGGAATACATCCCTTCACAGTCATCTATGGGACAGCAGGCGTTGGAAAATCGCATCTAGTCAAAGAGGTGCTGGAGAAGTATGACTTGGTTACAGGCAAGGACTACGCCTGGCTAACCAGCAAATGCACTGCCCCAGCACTATTCGAGACAGGCATTAGGTTTCGCAAAGGCGGAATCCTTGTGCTTGACGATGTGGATTTCAGCGGCGGAAGCAGGGATTCCAAGAAGCAAATGCGTGAGATACTCAAATGTATGACCGACTCCTCTCCTGAGAGGATCGTGAATTGGAGTGTCAAATCAGGTGGCTACGAACAGGTAGCCAGCGCGGGTGAAGGTGAGGACTCCATCTTGAGGTACGAAAAGGGCGAGGCGAAGAAACTGCCAAGCCAATACCGATTCGATGGAAGGCTGATTATCATAACCAATCTCACAGAAAAGGAGTTCGACGATGAAGGGGCGTTGCTCAGCAGAGCAATGAATGTGCCCCTCTTCCTGACTGAGGAGGAAAAACTCGAACGAATGAAGACAATGCTCAGGAAAGTCAAACCAGAGATGGATCTAAGACTCAAGGAAGAAGTCTTGACCTCTCTGATAGATTACTACGAAGTACAGCGTGAGGTCAATGAGGCTGCAGGGACGGCTAAACTGGACAAGACGCAACTTGACCTCCGAACACTTGTGTCGGCGCTCAAGATGGCAGAAGTAGACAACGATTGGAGAAAGCGAATGCATCTCCTATTCTGAGCCACTGAACATTATGGAAGTTAGATATTTACAGACAGCAGAGGTTTCTAAGCTACTCAAGAAGGCCATCAAGGCCATTTCCGTTAGCGCAGATGTAAGCGTTAGGAAGGGAAAGATTGGCTTTGTGAAACAAACGCAAGAAGTGAAGGAAATAGATGTCTTTGTGAAGAACTACCACAGATTGTCGGTCGATGAGATGAATCGAATCGCAAAAGCATGCAGAGCGCATGAGGGTGTGGATCAACTGTATGGAACACCAGTCAGGAGATTCATCCTGTCAGGGGAGATAGCCTATCGAGATGGGCCAAATCTGAAAGTTCCCTGGAGGAAAGACCAGCAGAATCAGTTGATGATGTTTGAACCGGAAGAGGTAGTGTTAGGATGTGAAAAGGTGAATCTCTACATCGGTAGAGGTACCACTGGCCCTTTCACAGACCAAACGGACTTCACATGGGTGATGAATAATTTCGAATTAGGCCTTGATGGATATGCTCAGAGAGCCGTATCAGCCTAATACTGAACATGAATAACGAAAGCAAGGACCCTAGTGAGTTCGTAGTTGAAATTACTAGGCCCTACTTCGGAATGCTTGTTGCGCTAGGCGCAAAAGACACTGAAAACACACAAGAATTGATGAATCTAAAGGCTAGACTGATGAAGGAAGCGATCCTTCAATTGAAGGAAATTGACTCTGATGAGCACAGCGAAGAGCTGACTGCACAGATTATCGATGAGACTTGGGCGGCGTTGATTCTCCCAGAACTGAATTACATGGGCTTCGATACAGGCGGCAACCCGACTGATGATGACTTCGAGTTCCACGAATACTTCATGGAACCTAGTCTGGTATTTACAGACGAGAAAATCGAGTCATCCGGAAGCGATTGGGCTTCGCCAGAAACCTGTCTCTCTATCTTCAACGAATATCTTGGAGTCGAAGAGACCCAGGAGACTGAGGAGACTGAGACTGAGGAGACTGAGACTGAGGAGACTGAGGAGACTGAGACTGAGGAGACCGAGGAGGTCGAGCCAGAGGATGAAGAATGCATGGAAACCTGCCATGTCGATGAACCCTGCCAACACGGTAAGGACTGCGACCACGAGGGTTCCGGAAGACTTCGAGAGGGCTCGTTCCGGGAAGCATCTGGAAGAATACCAGACAAGTCCCTAGATGTCATAGTGGCAAACCCGCCCTATGCACCATCAGATAGAAGCAATGGACGATTGATCCATCCGAAATTTTGGAAGTTCTTCACTACGGTTGCTGCCGTGGAAGACACGAAGGACATACCAGGGGTAATCGAGACTCTAAGCAGCAAGGGATTGATAACATCCCAGGCAGACATGCTGGATGCGATGTGCTTCTTACTTGTAGCAACGGAAACAATCAACCTCAAGGACGCTAGCCTCATCTTCGATAGATTTGGAAAGCTCTCTTGAGGCACTGAACATGACAGATAACTGTATGATTTGCGGAAAGCACCTATCGTCGAAATTGGCAAAGACCGAGGGGGTAGGTCCTGAATGCAAACATGGATTTAGTCGCAAGATTAGGCACTGCATGGCAGACACAGTTGAGCGAGAATATATCGAAGGCTTATTCGACGAACTCGAATATGACATCGTGGTGACTAGTAAGGAAGTGTGGTGGCAGACAGATGAAGCCCCATATCTCCATAGTATCACGCACAATCACTGGTCAGCGCCGAGGGTGCTAGAGGACGAGTGTAATGTCACGGTTACAGCACTAGAAGAGTTGCTTAGGATGTATGGCTACAAGAAAATAACAGATGTGCCATATCCGAGTTATATGGGAGTCTCTGCATTGCAGGCTCTCCACACTCACGATAGAGAGCCGTTCTGGTTCTCAATCTTCGATGCTAAGGCACTGGATCGCCTCGTTCCTAGCGAATGTTGGTTAGACAACATGCTAGATATAGCGTATGAATACTATGAAACTGATTTCTTCCCAGAAATGATGTATCGCAACCAACCACCTTTAGGTCTTCACCGATTGGTGTCCCTAGCGGAAGGAATCGGCGGTAGAGAAGGGTTTGAAACACTGGAAGAAATTTTCTGGTACAATCACGATGAGGATGCCGCGATTCGCTACCACGAACAAGAGATGTGCAAAAATGCCTTCGAAAGAGGAGATTTGTATTGGGGCAAACTGCAAAACAATCTATTGCCTGTAACGATACTGGGTGAAGAGATTGGGGATCGTGCCTTCACACCCGCAGAAGCGGAGGAAGTCATGCTAAGGATAATTCCCGAGTTCCCTGACAATGGAAACGATGCCGAGGATTATTTCAATCCGCATCACTTCAACCTCCAACGAATACTGGAAGGTTGGATAAGGGAGAGGCCTAGATGGCATGAAAGGGTTCGAGGACTCAGTAACGAGTTCAAAGCTACTGCTCAATAAGTAGAGTTGTAGTCATCGAGCAAAGTCTCATTCACTGCAGACACCTTCCAACGATTGAAGATGCCATAACTAGTATTGTCATTCACGAAGCGACTACGAGGGCTTGTCGTAAAGACTTGACCCACTGAACATGAACCTGAAGAAGGTGAAAAAGGAGGCGGCGAAGCTTCAGGCTCGGAGAGACCGAGCATGCAGTCTTTTCCAACTTCTTGAATATGCAGACCAGGACCATGCATTTGATGCAATCCTGGCATACGAGGAACTATGGAGTGAAACAAGGAAGACGCGAGCATCGATGTTCAATTTCGAACTACAAGATGTGAGCTTCCCAGAATGGAAAACTGCTCTAAGCAAGATAGAAGGTCCTCGTTCAAGGAATACAAAAGCGAAGAACCTGATATTGAAGTTCGCTAAAGATGGATTCGGAAACCTATACCCGGAGATGGAATGATGCCTCTCAAATACCTAGTAGAGGGAGGCACTCAATATGCACCAGACTACGAGTACAAGTATCTAGTCTACGGACCTCGAAATGGCTTCAAGCCTGGGCCAGAAGGCAAGGCCCAGTGCCAACGAGAATGCTATTTCATCAGAGAGATGGAGAACAGATGGGCAAGACCCGTATTGATGGAAGATGGTAGATGGATCGCTTACGCATCCTACGCAAAGAAGGATGACTAACACTGAACATGAGCCTACAGAAGGTTTTGACCCAGACGAACATGAAGTGCGTCCCAGACGGACTTCATCACATCGAGGTCATTTATGAGTATGTTCAGGAGGCATTCCCTCAAGAGTGTGACAACGAAGTAGTTTGTGACACCGGATGGGCTGACTCTCCTGAATGGCAACACAAGGTAAGGAACGCCCTGCAGACCCTAAAGGGTAAGGGGCGAATACACAAGACAGGACTGGAAAGAGGATATTGGAGAGTGCAAGTGAACCTGGACGGCAAGGCATTGCTTGATGCATGCTGTGGAGCCCGTTCGATATGGTTTGACAAAGAACACGCGGCTGCCCTTTACATGGACATCAGAGAGGAAGAACCTGGCACAATCAAACTGCAGCCAGGTTGGTCGGTAGAGCCGGACATCATCGGCGACTATCGAGACATGGTGTTCGAGGATGAGAGCTTCTGGCACATAATGTGGGACATACCTCACATCATGGAAGCGAAGGGCGGTATTATGCTGCAGAAATACGGAAAACTGGGTCACGGCTGGAAGGATGATGTGGCGAGAGGCTTCAATGAGTGCTGGAGAGTGCTCAAGCCATTCGGAACACTGGTCTTCAAGTGGTGTGACCTGAGCATCAGCACTAATGAGATGATGGCTCAGTTCCCAGTGATCCCACTGCACGGCACAAGAACCAAGAAGAGTGTGAATGAGCATGGAACCTACTGGATTCTGTTCTTCAAGCTCCCTCGGGAAATGGAGATGTATCAAGAAATCTGGAAAATGGTGTTCAATTGCATGGCATTACTAGCCGATGGGTGCGAAGATTCACTCGAAGAGGCAATCGACACCATGAGAAGCGCAATGCTAAATCTGCAACAGAAAGCACTTGTGTAATACACTGAACATGCAACAACCTAGAATGCTTAGACAAACCCACAGGCCGAGAGTATCTCTAAGGTGCGATGGAGGAGAAGGACGGTTGAACCGTTTGGAGTACCAAACCCTTCCCAGAAATTGTGCCGATACAATCGACAAGCACGGACACACGCGAGTTTATGATCCGGTGAGTTTGGAAAGACAGGCTTGGACAGCGGAATGCCTGCACGATAGGGGGCCCCCCTCGTGCAGACGGACGACACACAACTCGAATTGATAAGGACCAACCTGAGAAGGTACACTTTTGAAAGTCCGAGAATCAAGAAGTGGGTCGAAGACAACAGCAACGGCAAGGTTCTGAACCTATTTGCCGGAATGACAAAACTGGAATTAGATGAAGTAAGGAACGACCTAAACAAACACGCTCCCGCAGACTATCACATGGACTGCGTGGACTTCGTGAAGCAATGGGAAGGCGAGAAGTTTGACACCATCATACTAGATCCGCCTTATGCCCTAAGGAAGGCTATTGAAATGTACGGAGGAAGGTACACTAGCAGATTCAAAATGCTCGCAGACGAGATACCTCGTATCTTGTCAGAAAAGGGTAGAGTAATCAGCTTTGGGTATCACACCACATTCCTCGGCAAAGTACGAGGCTACAGATTAGAGAAACTCTGTGTTTTTGCTCATGGCGGCGCTCAACACGCCACCATAGCGATTATCGAAGAGAAAGCCAACTGAACATGGAACAAAGATGCAGAAAATGTAATCGGGTTCTAACGACTGACGAATCAAGAGCGAGAGGTTACGGGCCCGTATGTGACGGAGATCACATTTGGGTCGATTTGGACGAAATCATCCGTCCAAAGAGAAAGACCCTTATGGAGAGATGCAGGTCGGGACTAAGGAGGATATTGCCTTGGCACGGAACTCGATGAAGAAAGCACTGCTGAAACAAGCAGCAACTAACAGAATACAAGAGTTTGGCCCATCGACGGCAACGGAGATTGCCTACTATGGAAGAACAAACAACGGAAGACTCCTCAAGGACTACAAAGCCGTCGGAATCAGCCCTCAACAGGCATACAACTGGTTGAGGGGGGATTCGGACTTCATTATTGTCAAGTCCAATATGTTCAAACTGAGGGTTAGAAATGGATAATTGCCCCCATTGCGGTGAATTGGTAGGTTGGGTGGACTTCGTACTCGGAGGACACATGACAAAGCAATGCATAGCAATCAAAACCGAAGAACAAGGGGACTGAACATGGAAAACTCGAAAGAGATACACGAGGAGAGGCAGAAGAAACTGCTCTCCGCGTTGGAAAGCACTATGGGAGAATCTTACATGGTCTCAAAGACGATCATTTTGACACTCTCCAGTAAGGTACAAGCAGAAAGCCCGATGCAGGCCGTCGAGAACGAGGACATACCTCACGACATAGCCAAAGCAATTCAAGAAGGCTTCCTGGAGGACGGTTCACAAGCCGTCTTGACAACTAAGGTATGGGATGATAAATATGAGAATCTCATCCTGGAACTAGACAATTGAGGACTGAACATGCCAACGCCAGGAACGATGAAAGTGGTGAAGAAAGAGACCGACAACGGTCCAGTCTACAGCATGGACATCGAGATTAATGAAGACGAGTTCGAATTGTTGTCTATCTTAGATATACAGAAACAAAGGCAGTTATGGAAACCATGGCAAGCGTCTCTTAGCGAGATGGGCAATGAGCCAGACAACATCGAACTATTGGAAAGGAAAATGGAGGAAAGGGCCGAGCTTCTTGCGAAACTTCACGCCAGAACAGGTGAGAAAATCAAGAACAACGAGCATTACATCATTGTGATGCAGGCCTATGAGGAAGCCGGAGAGAACGGCCTGACAGGAGAGGAACTGATTGATAGGTGCATCGAAATCCAAGCCAAAGGCAGAGTGACTGAGGCGATAAGGAAAGGATGGCCTAACAGAGCCAGAAGCATTCATGGCGATTTCAGGACATGCGGAATCGTCATCAAGGCAAATCGCAAGAGATCTACTGCCTCGTCTAGAGCCAGAGCCGCGATTACAGGAGATGAGCCTAGTCTAACAGCAGAGGTTTGGGTCAAGAAGAATCTTGGCATCAATGACTCCGTTTGAGCACTGAACATGGATAAAGACGGATTTGAAATCAGCTTCAGACTTTCTCCCGCTAAAGGGGCAGTCATGGCTGAGACACACAAAGAAGTAATCAAGAATGAGATAATTTCATGGATGGAAGACACATTCAGAAATCACAAAGTAGAGGACCTACAAGTCAAAGAGAGGGAAGGAATGTTCGATTTCTTCGTCGGAGACAGTGAAGAAGGCATAGTGGGTTCAGAATGCCCTAACTGTGATGATGGAGAACTAGAAGCCGATACTATTGACTTCAGAAATGGAATGATTATCTGCACAGCGGATTGTGGATTCACGATATACTCGGAAAACCGAGGATGGATAATGACGGACATAACAATCGATGAATGAACACTGAACATGGCTAGGAAGAAGGCAGAACCCCCAATCAAAGTAGGTGAGACTTGCACAACGGCTCGTTTGAAGCGAGCGAATGTGATGTCGAAGAATGACACCTATGCGAAGCATAACTGCAAGTGGGAGGTTCTTGATATACAATCTAGAATCAGAAGGATGCATGGCGGTGCTATGACACTCGTCCATGAGGTCACTCTGAAAGGAAAGCCAAAGACCCAAGCGGGTAAGACAAGGAAAAACCCAATTAAGATTCGACGGGTTTTCAATTAGCACTGAACATGGCTTACAACCCAACAATCTGGATCTGTCACATGGCAGACGAAGACCAAAAGGAAGTTGCAGATGCCCTCAAATCAGCGATAAGCGACATGAAGGAGGACAACTACTTCGGGCACACTCCCGAGCAACTGTTTGAAGATGGCATGGCACACAGGCTATGCAACCTGGAGAACACCATCGACATCACTCGATGGACCAGGGACTGAACATGGAAAATAAATTACAAAACCGTGAGCGTTCATGGCCTAAGCCGAACGAAAACGGTGTGTATGAAAAGGGAACCCATACTCTTGCCTTTGAGAAAGGTAAGGTCGAGGTCACGATAGATACGCTAGAGATAAGCCAAGGTGAATGGATTGCTGCGACGAGCGACCAGTTTGGCGACACTGGGTCAGGTTGTCCACTATACGCAAGAAGGTTGTATTCAAGCCAACAAGAGGCCGAAATAGACCAACTAATGCGTTATTATGATCACCGCTTGATACCAGATGAGGACGATTCACCAGGCAAAGCGCAGATGAAGAAGGCCGCAACTAAATGGGTGAAGGACGAACTCAGGGAAAGGGGAGTGAAACCAAAAGGGAAACTCGTTGGTTGGAACATCTACCTCTTCCGTGAAGACCCAGATACCGGGGAACAAATCAAGGAAGAATGGGACAATAATAGAGTCTGCAAAATAGCAGACGAGTATTTCTTCCGATTGAGAGACCAAGAAGAGGAATCACTCGCACTAGGAGAGGATATAACACAACTTCTCTAATACTGAACATGAGACTAACAGTTGAGTATGAACTACCAGTTCTACCAAAACAGAGGTCAAAGACACACACACTGGCGGGGAGAGAACTAACCCCGTTCCCAACCAAGATAATTAGGTTGGGAGTAAATGGAAAGACGGATAAGAACATCATGGACACCGTGAAAGGATGCAAAGGAGGATGCTTTGGTTGCTACGCAGAGGGCTCACAGGGAACTCTGAATCACGCAATCAAGTTTGACTCTCCACAATCGCAGATTCTGATACCCACTCAGCTTCAGACGGATTCGATGAGACACCTACTGAGGGTCTCTGAGCATGAAATCGACAAGAGATGGATTAGGAATGGGGTTATGGGAGATCCCTCGTACGACTGGGAGCTAACGACCAGAGCAGCGGAGACTGTCGCTATGACAGGTAGCCGTATGGTGATAATCACCAAGTTCTGGAAGATGCCATCAGACGAGCAGTTGGCAAGACTCGCCCTATCTGGGGCGATATTCCACTGGAGCGTCATAGCAGGCTACGATTGGACAGAGGAATACGAAAGCAACTCCAGGGTTCCTGGAATCATTGATGTTCTAGACACTTACAGGGACATGAATGCACAGGAATGCACATACATGCGCATTTGCACATTCCCCTGGAAGAAGGACCAACCACTCGAAGAAGGCATGGGTGCGATTCTACACGATGGGCAAGAGGCATTCTATGACCTCTCCATCAAGCACAAAATTAGGATTATTGAGACTCCCTGGAGATTCAACAGAACAGATCCTAGAGTGATGCACATGGATGAGTCGCAATTCAAGAACCCAAAGTCATACTTGGCGCTCAAGATGGGCATTAAGAACGATGATGGTTCTGCTAAGGTGAATCGAGGCAAAGTCTACGGTGGACCCCGTTATTTCAATGATGAACACGCCCTTACAGAGACGGAAGCCCATGTTATTGGGTGCGTAACTGACTGCCCCTCATGCCCGAATCAATGTGGTGCGAGGAGCGAGGCAACAATGAGAGCCGCAAAGTTGGCTCTGTAAGGTCACTGAACATGAATATGAACGCAAACGGACCAAACACTTGGTCCTTGTTCTCAGGAATAGGCGGTATGGACTTGGGATTCAAGCAAGCGGGATTCAACATCCAGCTTGCGAACGAACTAGATCCCAACCAGGCAGCGACGCACAAGGCTAACTTCCCTGATACGACACTGATAGAGGAATCGATACACCTGCTCTCCACTGATGATTTAGTGGACAGGTTCGGACTCCCAGATGTGATAATCGGAGGTTTTCCTTGCGTGACATACAGCAAAGCCGCCGCAATTGGTGGAAAGAGGCACTCGGATGCTAAACCAAAGAGGGACTACTCTCGCTATGCAGAAGAAGGCGGGGACTTGTTCTTGCACTACAGACGATTTGTTGCAGACACGCAACCTCAAGCGTTTGTAGTTGAGAATGTGATAGACCTCGCGGGTTGTCGCATCATAATGGAGACGCTAAGGAACACGCCATGCCCGATACAAGGAGGCAGACTGGGGAGATACTACACATTCACCTATGGGTGTTTGAATACGAGGGATTTTGGAATCGCACAGAACAGGGCTAGATTGTTTGTCGTTGGAATCAACAGGCAAGTGACAAAGCCGACAGTGAGGAGAAAGCCCCTGGAACACACGCACACCATAGGGGGTATTCTCGAGGAAAACCCAGATGTAGCTCCTCTCAATGGCAAGGTAATGCCACAATACATTCACAACCGAATCAACGGAGTCTACAGGGATAGGCCTTCGATAAAGGGAATCGGCAGGGATGTGATAGGCAACACTTGCATGGCACACTACGCTCACGACCAAAGCACAACGATGGTCCAGCGAGAGGACGGCACCTTGACTCCCTACTCGATTAGGGAGTATGCGAATCTGCAGGGATTCCCTGCAGACTTCATCCTGTCGGATAAGAAGCACGCATACAGAGGGATTGGGAATGCAGTCAGCGTCCCTGTGGCGAAGGCGGTTGCCGAGGCAGTAATGCCATTGATCCACTAGCACTGAACATGAATACAGAACTGAACAATCTCCGTGAGGAGATTCAAGGCACACTGGAGGTCGAGAAGAAGAACCTTGAGGCGTATGACCCGAGGTTTTACGACCCCGATAAGGAAATTTGTATGGGTTGGTGTGAGGCACTACAATATGTGCTAAGACAGATAGACCACATTGAGGGGGAATGAACTACTGAACATGGATGAGAATGACATACAAGTCATCTACAGGAGAGGCCAGACGAATATCGTCGCGGTAATCAAAGTGGATGACTCGTCAGAGACAGCAGACCTGGTTATCGGAGGGGAGACAATTTACGGAACCCCAGTGGCCGAGTATCTAGAGAAATACGAAGACGCAGAGGTAATGAGTCTCAAGGAGGCAGACGATCTAATCAGCCAGCAACTTGAGAAACAATACAGCAAAATCGTCGAGATAGAAGAGGAGAAATACACAGATATGCTAGAAGTTCTGCCTCCTGAGGTTTGGATGAGAAATGAGACATTCAACCACAAGGGAGACAACGGAACAGAATGCGAATATGTGGTGTCCGGATTCAGGATGATTGAATACATGGAATACGACTACACGGACCACTTCTACAAGGTGTCTGGAACGCCGGATGGCAGAGGAGACTGGTCGGAAGGCCCACGATACTTCGCAATGTGCAGAAAGGCAAACCCAATTGTGGAACCCAACGCCGACAAGCAATGGGTTATGGACGAAAGAGCGACTACTGCTATGGGGCAGTATGTCCAAGAAGTCCTTGACTGCCTTTGAACTGAACATGAAGAGCTTACGAGAAAGGCTGGTAGAGTTCCTGGAGCACCCAAAACCGCTGCAGGTGATTTACCACAACTTCGAAGACGAACTGCCTACCACTATTCGTGGTAGACTCAATGAAAACATAGGAAGATGCTTCCAAAGGATAGAGAGAGGAGTCTACATCGCTCATAGCGGTGACAACCAGGCTCTAATCATGGACGGTGACGCATGGGATGTCCTACCGACATTTCCCGACGACCACTTCGACCAGATTATCACCGATCCTCCCTACACTGCAGTAGACAAGCAGATGCAGACTGGCACGACCAGGAGCAGAAACCAGAAGGGAGGTTGGGACTTCAAGACGAAAGACCTCGACGAGGAAATCTTGCGGGAGCTATACAGGGTGTTGAAGCCAGGAGGACACATGTTCGTGTTCATGCCTGCTGCCGCACGCACCCAGTATGGAGACACGGACGAGTACAACTACCGTCAGAAGCAACTGGCTATGAGCGTAGGGTTCTGGTACAACAGGACATGGATATGGGACAAGAAAATACCTGGAATGGGCTACAGAGGTAGGGCGAGATACGAACCAATCTACTTCTATTCCAAAGGAAAGCCCCACAACATGGGCGGATTCAAGACGAAGCCGAATCCACAGCACTATGTCCATGACATACTGGAAGCACCAAGACCCAACCCGAGAACCAAGCTCCATCAGACAGAGAAGCCAACTGAGATTCTAGCAGATATGCTACAGTTCGGTTCAGAGGAGGGAGATCTAATCCTAGACCCCTTCGCTGGCGCACTGGGTTTGGCTGAGGCTTGCCTGAAAACAGGCAGAAATGCCGTTTGCATTGAGTTGGAAAGGGAGAACATTGAAACGGGCCTTACGAGGTTCGACTAACACTGAACATGAATGCTGTAATAACGCCTACCGAAGATACGGGGAAGTTGAAGGCCCGTATCGAAACGGAAGAGTACATCTATGAGGAGTATGATTTGGAATGAACCAGTTTCACTCAAATGCGATGTGTGCGGAGCAGCACATAGGCGAGTGAAATACAAGGAAGGCCACCCGAAGAACGATGACCCCAGGCTTGACATTTGTCAGGTATGTGGGCATTCATTCTCAGAGGAAGAATAGCACTGAACATGGAAAAGACAAGAGAACAGATAGTGGAAGACTTGATCGACCACGCTAAAATCTTAGGTAAAGGAAACACAGAGGACTGGCAATTCATAGAGAACATCAAATCTATGGGTAGTGCTCTACTGGAAATGGATGAAACTGATTCAGAGTGTCTGGACCGCTATCTCTGTGACGATAGCCCAGACCATCTCAACGACGACGGATATAACTGGATTCTCAATCATGGCTTCGATGAACTTGAAACCGAAGCCGAGAAAGCCGAGTTGATTCGTGAATATATCAAATTACAGGACAGGAAGATTAGCCGGTCTGACAAAGAAGATTTGCTTATGTATCTGGATTTGCCTATTGGCAGTTATTTTCTGCCCGAGGACTATGACCCGAAGCGGTCATCGTGCTATGACTTCAAGGCCGAGGTCGAGGAAGCATACGGAGTGAAGGCGGGACTAGCGGGCATTCAAGGCGACCACTTCTGCCTGATATGGTTGAAACCTCCCGAGGACTACACCTATCCATCTGGAATAAAGTCTGAGGATGAGGTGTGCTACTATGTCCAGCCCGCTTGGGATAAGCCGAGCCAGGACAATGAGTGGAAAGGCGAATGGTATCTTGAAATTCACCCACAGGAGGAGAATTGAACTACTGAACATGAAGATAATTATGCTCAAGAAGCCTAAGAAGCCAGCACAATACATTGTGGTGGACAAGAAAAGCGAATATCGTTGGGCGGAAGATTTGGTTTCGACAACTAATGTATTGAGGCCAAGCTGGAAATGTGTGATCATTGAAAATACTTCGATGAGTGATGTATTCCCTGCTTCAATTGTACAACAAGCGGTAGTCGAACCCTTGAGGCCCGTCAAAACCGAAGAAAGCGATATTCTCAAGGCACTAGAGGCCTTGATGTGAACACTGAACATGGATGAAGATGTCAGGAAGTTCGTCGGCCACGCATGGTTAGACGAACATAACGATACATATTTCGTGGTGGAACTGGATGTGGCTGACCTCAAGGAAAAGCTGTCAAGATTCACCACCATAATGGAAAAGGAAAAGGACATAGGCGGAATTATAACCGTAGCCTCAGATCCTACTGAAATCTCACAGGAGTCAGCCGAGAAGGCATTGGGCTTAGTAGGAGACCACTGGGAAACAGGGCAACTTGTGGAATACAAGGGCGAAGACCTAGAAGAAGAAGAAAAGCATTACTTGAGGTACGGAAGAATACATTTCCTCGATACATGGGGGTTATCATCAGCGACCCCCCCAAAGCCTCTTCATGTCGAATACATTTGCTATCCCAAATACTGGGGGAATGAATGTGCAACCGTCGAACTTACCTTAGAGTAAGCACTGAACATGGAAAAATACGCAGTAATCACCCAGCACCCCGAGACAGGGGAGTACGATGGGTGGTCAGTATGGAAAGAAGGAGACGATTGGTTCTCAGGAACGCCTTTGGATGGTGGAATGGGCTACAAATTGCCCAAGAAATACATCGTCTTCAAAGGAACGCGAAGTGAGATGAGGGAGAAATACGACACACTCGTTGGAGATGGTTGGAGAGAGGCAATCATAGACTCGGGCTGGCACGAACCAGTCAAAGGGTATCTGCGGGGAAATGCTCGAAACGGCAACCGCACATGGAACGGCTGGGCTAACCCAGCATTCCCTCTGGAAAGCATCAAACAACTCGCCAAACAGTTCGACGAGGGCTTCTGGGAGGCAGGGTATGGTGATCGCTGGGACTTGAACGAGGAAGATTGGAGCATGAAGATAGTTGAATGTGATGAATGGGCCTCGGGCGACCCTTCAGAGGAATTCCCTCCTTACTCCGAGTGGAGCACAATTGATGTCGCCACAGATGACGGAATCAAGAAGGTCAAGGTATTGCACTGTCCTGGTGCAGGTTATACTTGGGACGAGCAATAGCACTGAACATGGAGACAAAGACACAAATCGATGTGGCTGAAGCTACTCGACAAGTGATAGCACACAGCACAGGAAGCACGACCCTTACTAGGGCGTGTGGGATGAATCCAGGAATCCTGTGTACGGAAGGAGTAATGGGAGTCGCTGAGACTGCAAGGGCATTCTGGCTGATCGATATAGTAGGGAGTCTGAAATATGATCCAGAAGTTTGGGCTGAGATGAATCAGCACAGGCTGATTATATGCAAACTCAAGGTCAATCTTGAGGAAAGCACAGCAGTCTTCACGGCAACACAGATGGCTACGGGCGAGGAAGAAGAACCGCCAAAGCCAATCTACACACAGAAAATCAACCACACGGATTTCCCACTCGAGGAAATGGAGATGTGGATTGACATGCAATCGAGGGCGAGCCAGGGAGAGCAGACGCTTTTCCTACCGCTTGAGTATTGAGCACTGAACATGAAAGGAATAGACCAATTCTGCGGCTTCGGAGGTTCCTCCGAGGGCGCGAAGATGGCTGGTTATGAGATTGCGTGGGCTGGAAACCACAATGAGTTGGCGATCCAAGTTCACGAATTGAATAACCCTACGACCCAGCACGCATGCGAGGATGTCTTCTTGACTAACTACATCGACGATGTACCAGACTTCGACTTCCTCATGTCATCCCCTGCCTGTCAGGGGCACAGCACAGCGAGCCAACCCAGGAGGAGACGCTATCACGAAGCACAGAGAGCAGTAGCATGGGCTACTATCCAGTGCCTAGATATGAAGCGCCCAGAATGGGTTTTCGTTGAGAATGTGCCCAAGTTCAGGAATTGGGAGGCTTACGGCAACTGGCTGGGGTCAATGAGAGCGTTTGGCTACGAGGTGGAAGAGCACATACTGACTGCGACGAATCACGGAGTTCCACAACTTCGAAATCGGTTGTTCGTAGTAGGTAGGCTCGGAAGCAAGCCAAACCTGCAATTTGAGAAGGCAACAGAAGTACCAGCATTTATGGACATCATGGAGGACACTGACGAAGGCTGGGAGCCGATTTCCAATGCCTGCAAGGGCGACAAGATTCGGTTCAAGGCTGGAAGGGAGAAGTGCGGACGCACATTCCTGTCTCAGCAGACTACTGGACACAGGGGAGTTCCTCTGCATGAGCCAATACGGACGATTACCACCAAAGACCAGTGGAAACTGGTCGATGGCGACCAATCACGCAAACTGACAGTCAGGGAGATAAGCAGGGCAATGGGATTCCTGGACTCCTACAAGATTCCCGACATAGGGAGGACTAGCTCAGTCGCTGGACTAGGAAATGCCGTATGCCCGCCTGTGATGCGCGACCTGCTCACACAGGCTATGGGCTAACACTGAACATGGACGATGACAAGAGAAACCCCCCATGGACATTAAACACCATAGGGGAAGTAATTGAAAGCATGGAGCAACTAAAGGAAAAAGGATTGAGCGATGAGACACCAATAGTTTGGTATCATCTTGAGAATCATAACCTCGAAGGACAAGAGATTGAGAACATTATGATATTGGATGATGTCGAGAATGTCGAAGACCGTAAGCATTGGGTCGAAATCACTCTACAAGAAATAGAGTAACACTGAACATGGATAATCGGAAAGACGCGGTTTGGTTTGATACTGGACCTGTGGCGAGTAAGAGGAACAACGAATACTCCTATGAGATTTGGGCAACTGGAGACTTTGTAACGACTGCACCGAACGGTGATCGATGGAAAGACCGAGACTCATCTGCCTCTGGGAGAATACAATGGCTAGAGGAGAGGGGAATCAAGGATGATGAAGCCCTCCATAGGATAATGAATAACGAGGATGGCTGGGACACCTACTATACTCGATGGTTTGAGTTGGTTATTTTCGAGGAAAAGGAAGCATCAGTCCCTATTTTGGGTCGAGAGGACTACCCCGTGAGGGTGGAAATAGGCTCTGGCGATATAGCACACGAATACGATAAGGAATGTTTTGAAGAATGGCTAGATTTAGCGATTGCCGACGAATGACCGATCTATTATCAAAGACTCCCTATGGGAGGCACTGAACATGAATGGACCGAAGATACTTGCATTCGGAGGTGGCGTGGATTCGTCCGCGCTACTTGCCATGCACTTGGAAAGGGACAAGGCTGCAGACTACCTGGGAATCACTCGAGAGCAACTCGATGAGGCATTCCCCGTAGTCGATGCGGCAGTGTTCGCCGACCCTGGCAGCGAATGGGAGGAGACTTATGAGAACATTGAGTATGCGAAGAAGAGGTGTGCTGAGGCAGGCGTTGAGCTTGTCGTAGTCAGGCACCATTACAATCGCTACTACCACAAGGAAACAGGTGAACTGCTTGGCAGACAAAAGGAATTGCGACTCCTACCTAAGGAGGAACAGACGCAATACGAGAAGCGTAAAACGCCCTACACGATATACGAATGGCTGACAGATGGTCGCGCCTTCCCGCTAATGCCGGGAAGGGGGCATGTCTGCAGCATGAGATTCAAGGGCGAAGTAATGCAGAAGTGGTCGGATGAGAGATTCGGCAACCACGAAGTATGCACGAAGCACTGGTACCTCGGCATAGAGCTTGAGGAAGAGGGTCGCTCAGACCGATTCACAGCCAACCGACGAAAATCAGACACAAAGGGAAAGAAGATTCTCGGACATGAGTATCACTACCCCCTGATGGATCTCAAATTGAACAGGAAGGAGTGCCTTGAGATTCTCGACCACTTGGGTTGGGATTTTCGAGGAGACGGAACACCTGTCAACAAGAGTTCCTGTATGTGGTGCCCCTTCTCGAAAGAGTGGGAAATCGACAGACTGATTGGGGAGTGGTTGAAAGGCAACAAGAAAGGGCTTGAAGAGGCTCTAAGAATCGAAGAACTGTTCTACGCGCAAGACAAACACGCGATATGGCACGAAGACGGTATGCCCTTGAACAAGGGGGGAAAGTGCGGAGCAGGCCATCACAGGCAACCTTATGCTACTGGATATTGTTCACAACCTGAATGTGCAGAACACAACAAGCACGGACAGGCCACCCTGATACAGATACGCTATCCCAATGACGGCTCACAGCCTCATGCGAAGGGCACTGTCAGGAAGACAATCAAGCAGCACATAGACCGCTACAATGCGGAAAGTGACACCATTAGGGCTCTTAAGAGAGAACTATGACGACTGAACATGCATGCAAACAAGACGAGATCACTTGTTAAGACGCTATCCTGGCGATTCATCGCCACGACAGATACAATTCTAATCGCATGGCTTCTTACGGGAGATCTAGCAATAGGGCTGAGTATAGCAGGCATCGAGGTAATCACCAAGATGGTTCTGTATTACTTGCATGAAAGAGGCTGGAGCACCCTTGAATGGGGCTTGGAGCCTTGACTGAACATTGTTACTTCATATAGGGTGGAGAACTTAACATGGATATGAGAACAGCAGAGGAAATGATTGCTGACATCGAAAAGAGAACGGTGTCGAGCAACTCCTGGCTATCAGAATACAAGAAAGAGCTTCTGCTCGACCAGAACAACGAGCACCACGAAGAAGGTGCAGTAGGGGAGCATGTTATACTCATGCTCGACGAACTGAAGCTACACCCAGATTACAACGATTTGTCATTGGAGGCTGTATATACTCTGGAACAGGCCATCATTTGGTCTGATTTGGGGAAACTAGCCACATACAAGGACAGCCCGAAGAAGACATGGCCGGATGGGACTCCGCAAGGAACAGCATTCGGGCATGACAAGAAGTCTGCAGAGATGTATCTCGAGAGTGGCGGAACTAATCCGATCATCGAATACATCATCAGGGAGCACATGAATGCTCACAAACTCAAGGAGATGGATGAGGAAGGCAAAACCGCCATTCCAGAGTTCCTGAAATCACAAGTCGAAGACTGTGAGCCAGGACTGTGGCCTAAGTGGGAAGACCTTGAAATCCCTCACGGAGAGTCTCTGGGCAAGAAGGCATACGCTTGGATAGAGCGTGGGGCTTCTAAACTGCTCAGAATCAAGCAGCATTGCGACGAGAGAGGGCGAAAGTCCAAATTGTTGTTCTGAGGACTGAACATGGAAAATCGGAAATGCCTAAATGGTGAGCCCCGCGAGGGAACACTCCATGGGTAGAACGGCGCGGATAAGGGAGCAAATTGTGAAGCTCCTCGAAAAGGAAGGTAAATGCCACACCAGAAGGATTTACGAGCATGTGAATGACTCTTCTAGGTGGGGTGCGACGATGAATCAGATAGGCAATGTCCTGGCGAAGGACAAGCGATTTAGGAAATGTGACAACATGGTTAGGATTGGAAACATGGCCGGACAACCAAAATATCCTGTTTGCGAATGGGAATTGAAGGAAGCATACCAACACAACAATTCAGATGATAGCCATGACTAAGGTGAAATGTAGGTTTTGTGGAACTATACACACAATCGATGTAAAAGGAGCCGCTTTGAGGAGGCTCCGGAAAGGGCCGCCAACACCCTGTCAAGGAAATACGGCAAAGCTCGCCCCCAGACATTTGGAGAATGTCTATTCCTGGGACGAGCACTACGAGATTCTTGACTAGGGTTAAACGGCAAGCACCCTTCACACTGAACATGCAGGTACTTACCATGCGAAGGCTATTTGGAGTCATTTTGTTGATTGTAGCCGGTGCCTATTGGTACACAAGGCTAGCAGAAGTCGATATTTCGGCACTTCGCTTACCAGAACAAATTGAAATGCCCATCTTCTGGATTGGTTATGGGGTTATCACAACATGGATGATGATTCCACAACTTGTGAAAACACCAGGGGCGGCACAGGTGAATCTTTTGCCCAACGCTCCAATCCCATTCTCGAATCAGATGATGGCTAACTCAGATCCGTTCCAGATGAACGGTCAATGGTATGTCCAATGGGATGGAATACTCTGGGTTTGGGATGGTTCATCGAACCAATGGTCTCAAGCACCTCAGCCTGGTGCAATGCCCAATATGGGTCAATTAGGGGCACCACCACAACACTGAGCATGAAAACACAAGCCTCAAACGACAGTAGACCACCTCGGTCTGCAATGTTAAGCAAGGAAGATGTCCGTTGTTCCTGTTGGGACAACAAACCGGAAAAGGAGCAAAGGTGGCGTGCAGAAGTGATGGCTGATGGGGCTGGCTACTGCAAACACTGCAGGGAGAAGATGGCATTCTACTACCCAGTAAAGCCCTAGACTGAACATGGATGAAGAAATATGGACTATGCCTAGTTGGGCAAGTAACATAATTACGGAAACGCTGGAATTGGATATGGAATCTAGAGCTATCGATATGGAAATCAGGAATGATTTGAGGAGGGCACTGGATTCTGTCAGCATGAAGACAGTGAAAGACCCATTTGAGAATATCAATGAAGAATCAACCACAGATGAAATCGTGGCAGCAGAGATGGCCGAATGCTTCGGCTATGAGCCATCTCAACTCGAGGTATTGCTATTCAGGGCTCTCAGCAGAGCCTATGCGAATGGAATAGAAGATGAGGAAGCAAGCCATGAGGCGTATGACGCACTTGCGCGAGCTTCCTATGACGGAAGGAACGCATTGACCTGCCATATTTGGGTTGATGAGGACGCACAAGCAGAAGACAACCCACAAAGAGTGGATTGGGAACCAAGCGGCTCGATTTTCGAGGGTGTAGTCACAGAAATGCGATAACTACTGAACATGGCTAAGCAATACGATGTAATTGTCGGAGGGTGGCGAGTAGTCGGCACCTACGACACTTACGAAGAAGCGAAGGAGAAGCTATACACCTGCGTGAGCGCAGATGTTAGGATAAAGGAAACAGAGGTGAAAGAATGAGCAAATTAGCAAATTGGATCACCAAGAACTGGAAGCAGATTTGGGGGCATGGATTGGAAATCAATGAGGAACAATTTGGCTTTTATGTCACAGTCCCTCTTAATTTGATATGCGAAGAACTTGATGTCACCCAAGAGGATTTGATGATAGTGAAGGATGAGATCTGATGGGCTATTGGCCTTTGAGGATTGGAGACGGCGGTATTAACTGGGGGATTGGGCCTGATAACCCACCCGCAGAGGAAATAGTGCCTGGAATCAAACCTGAACACTCACTGCTCTGGGGAGACAGCCTCGCCGACAAGATGGAAGAAGAGTTGGAAAGGCTCAAGAATGAGATGCACAAGGAGTTCATCATTCGGATTGGCAGGGAAATGTACCCTATCGAGTTTCTGAATGGTTTAGCATTCTCCCTGGGCGGGGCATTCATGGAGAACTCATACAATGACTCCGAGAACTTCCAGTTGCATGTAGCAGTCGTTCCAACGAACGACAACACCAGCATGGGAAACAAGGATAAGAGGATTCTAGACGAATTGATACGATCTGGACTGCTCGACGAGGAGACTCTCGAGCAAGTGAAATCCAATCTATAGACTGAACATGGTTGATATTTACAAAAGTAGTGAAACATACTATACGGGATTTACTCAATATATTTCCAACATTGTCCGTGAGAAATCCGGAGATGTGGGCGGCGTGCATGGAAGATGCATCGACTGCAACAGGAAATTGTCCGATGAGCATTCGACATTGATAGGGAGGGGGCCGATATGCAGGTCAAAGAACTCCCTTAGATACACAATGATACCGAATGTTTGGCCGGGACCCCCCGCACTGGAGCGGTTGGATGTCTACAGAGAAGACTTTCACTCGACACTCGACCACCTCGAAGAAACATTAGACATTGACTTCGTGGTGTTATGTGGTGTCGATGATTACTGTATATTCAAGAGAATGGAGAAAAGCCCATACGATTGGGCTCCACCAAAATCAAAGGATGAAATCCTTCGATTATCACTGTTGGACGAGCATGAATATGTCCAGCACAACTTGATGACTTGTACGGGAGGAGAACAGGACACGGACTTCAACACTTGGAATAAACTGGTTATAGTGTCACAACTAGAATGTGGCATGAACCCCAAGAGAAGCGAGGTCATACCCAGACGGTTTGAGCACTACGATGAAGCAGACTATCCCGTGTGTGATAAGCACAGGGAGAGTTGGCACGATGATATTAGAAACAGAACCGATCCAGGTTGCCCAGCATACCTCGCAGAGGAAACCCAGAGAGAAATCTGGCATAATTGCGAGGAATGCAACTACAGGCACGATGAGCGTGGGGACGAGACAGTATATCTGGGCTCTTTGGGCGTGGATGTGCTTCTGACTGGGGAAGACGGACTTCCTAATCCCTACATGACTAGGGGCTACTCACGCTCCAGGCACGGAAACGCTGCAAATTATCAAAATGCAAGAGGAATATGCAAATACTTCACAAGCATACAGGCTGCATGGGAAAACCATTTCGCTAGCCACGACTTAGATTCGTATGAGGAATGGATAGATCTAGAACCCAGTAGATACATTTGGGACACTGGTGAAAGAAATCACCCAGGAATTGGAACATACTGCGGGCGCAGCAGCGAGAGTTACTGGCACATGAAGGAAGAATCACGATACGAACAGGCAATATGGGACTTTATCGCTGGAAGCATCTACTACGATTTGGACATCGATGATTTTGCCAATATGGATGATATGTGGTACACCCAATTCTTTCCAAGCGTGGATGGAGTCGGGTTGCCTCCTAATGATGCCAAGTATAATGGTGGCACTATTGAACCAGCACCTAAAGATGAAATCTGGAACAAAAAGATGAATGATTGGTTTGATGATACAAAAGCCAAATCCAGAGGCTATCTGCAGCACTGGCAGCAACTAGAGCGACTTCAATGGATAATACCGAATCCCGCATGTGTAGGCGAATGGACAGGAACATTGCCTATCATTGACAATAGCGGGAAGATCGTTTCACAATCTCCGTCAGGGACTGACATCCGTTATCACTGCAAAGACGCATACGATTGCGAGGCCGGCGTTCACGAACGCACGGCTGAGGGAGATATTCCTATGTCGGTTGATTACAGCAGGCAGATTACAGGAATTATTGATGATATCGTTAAAGCCAACAAGGCAAAGGAGAGAGGGAATGTTCAAACGGCAACCCCTCCCTCAAACTGAACATGAGCTGGACAGAAAGCGACCATGCCAGGCTCGTTGCACTAAAGCAACAGAGAGCCAGCATGATGAGATTAGAAGATGGTACTCCCGTTCCCGACGAACAGTTGGATAAGAACAAAATCAGAAAACTAACCATTGAAATCAAGGAGATAAACAAGAGGCTAGTCGCTTATCAGCGTGGCCTCGAACAAGGAACGGTATCTGAGGAAGAACCTGCAGTGGAAGAACCTGCAGTGGAAGAACCTGCAGTGGAAGAACCTGCAGTGGAAGAACCTG